AGCCGGATTGGGTGTCCCGTATCATCATACTTGGCATCAAGTATTATCTAACAAGTTAAAAATCAACACGATAAACGTAAGCATGGATGGTGCTAGTAATTCTTGGATTACACGTAAAATTATTGATTTGTTAAGTATTAAACCAAAAAACATAATTATCCAATGGTCGTATATTCATCGTAGAGAATCTACCGACATTAAATTAACAGATGAAAATCGTAGAATTTATGCTATTAATACTACCAGTGAACAGGATACGCAACATATAATTGATTGTATAAATTCAGTTGAGTCTATAAAAGAAAACACAAATATTATTCACACATTCATTCCCGGATGCTTCCCAAATGGAGATATTGATGAAGCAATTATCAAAATGAATATAAATATAGTTTTATTTCATCAAATTGACCGTGCTAGAGATGGGCACCACTATGATATTAAAACATCAGACTTGCTGACCAATAACATTGTCAACTCGGGTCTGTTAAGTATATAATTATATTGCGGATAAACAACGCATAAATATATATGAAGTTAGAGTTCTTCATAAAAACTCAACACTTAAACACACACACATAGGAGATATAAAATGTTTAACACAGCAACTTACGCCTTTATTGACGGCGTTTCAGACTTTAAAAAGAAATTCGTAGAACAAACAGTTCAACACGAAGGCATCAAAACAGCAATGAACACATTCATTGATGCACAATCAAAATACACTAAATCAGCCGCAGATGCAGGAATGCAATCTATGATGGCTTTGGGTATGATTTTCACAAGCAAAGATTTCTATACAGAAATGGGTGACCAGTTCAAAGCAATGGTTCCTGCTTTTAATCAAAAGAAGGCTAAGTAATCATGAAACTTTTAGGAATGTTAATAGCGTTCCTAGGTTTCTCTACAGATACCTATGGATCACAGTTAGAAAAATATATCATCGGCCGAAATCCACAAGATATAGGCGACATTGAGCGATTGACCTACGAGTTCCATCGCAAACAATCAGATTGGAGATTTCTATGAACACACTTAAACAACTATTCAATAGTCTCTTAGAGGCAATTCAGTCTATCAAAGACTACAAAGCGAGTAAACTAAAATGAGATTACTTAACGACCTAATTATGCTATTCAACTGGGCTAAGGATGGTTGGGAAGTACATCCAATCATTGACGATGAATTTAGAGGTTGGATATGAATCAATGGCAACCTATGACTGATGAAGATTGGGAGTGGGTCAATCATGGTACATTACCAAAACCGGTTGACATTCCAGTCAAAACAAACTACAATTAATGTACATACACTTTTTAAGGAAATAAAATGACAGACTACACACCAAAACTACCTGAAGTTAAATTTAACAAAAACGGCTATGAACTACGCACAGATATTTTGGCTATGGCTAAAGATGCTGTTCAACACGAATATCAAATGAAGTTCCAAGGTTGGGAACTAAGTGCTAAACGTGATGAGAAGACAGGACAACTTGTTAGCACAGTTAACATGCCCGAGTTTCCCGGCCTCGACAAAATCCTTGAAGTTGCTGAGAAGATGTATGGCTTTGTAAATCAAGGTCAAACACAATCTAAGAAGTAATTCTTAACGAAGGGCTCTTTTTAGAGCCTTCCTTTACGGCTATAAATATCTACATGAATGTATTAATACTAACCCCCGATCGTGTAGGTAGCACCCTACTACAACGCCTCATAACTGTTTACATGAATGCACATGAATATGACAAACCAGTTATTAATTTGCATGAACTTACTAATGGTATAGAATCATATTACAGTGATGTTTATAATAGAGAGATATTAGGTAAACCTAGAAACGGTAAAGAATGGGGTTACTATCAATCACTGGAAGAAGTAGTAAACAACTTATCAAAAGTTGACCACTATAAAACAGCTAGGCTTGCATTATACCATTTAAATGTCAGAAATGATAGTACTGAGGATAGAACTCAATTTTATAATTACCTTAATGATAATTTTTATATAATATCAGCACGTAGGAATAATTTATTTGAACATGCTATCAGTTGGGGAATAGTTACTGCAAGTAAGAAATTGAATGTGTATACTCATGCGGAAAAAATAGATACTTTTTATAACATATATAAAAATGGTATAACCATTAATGAGACAACATTAACCAATTATTTATACAGTTACAAAGAATACTTTAAGTGGTCTGATACTCATTTTAGAGTGGCAAGTTATTTTGACTATGAGAAAGACTTAAAGGATATTGAAAAATACATATTAAATTTAGATATCTTCCCAAATAAAGAAAAGAAGTCATGGAATGATATATTCAACATTGAATGGCGTGATTGGAATAAGTGCCATAAATTAATTAGTGATGTTGGTTCAATGGATCCCAAATTACTAGAATATGATGTTACTTCTAGTGATAGTACCGCATTAGTGTTAGATAAGCTCAAAAGTAATTTAAGTTTAGTGGATCAAAACTACCTAATGGAACATAGTCAAAAATATGTTTCTGCATATAAAGGTATAGAACAATTAGTTAAACAAGGTGCATTAGTAAGTGGCATACCTATTAAATTGCAAACTATGGCAGAAAAGAAAAAAGTAATTAAAAACTTTGATGAATGTGTTGATGTTTATAATAAATGGGTGGATCAAAATAATTTAGGTACAAAATATACCAATGATGAACTTAAACAAATTGCCAATGAAGAAGTAAAAAATTGGTACAATGAAGTTCCAAAAAACTTACTAATAGAATAATTTATAGGTCACCTATTCCTAAGATAATTACTAGTATATAAACTTTAAAGGAACCAACATGTCAGAAACAACAAGTGATTCGCTAACACTAACTATGAGCCAAGCAGATTTAACTGTAATGGCAAAGGCGATAGAAAAATCTGTAATTACTATGCAACTAGAATTTGCAGAATTAGAAAAAAAAGCTATTGTATTAAAACTAGATATTGACCGTCAAGTTGCAATGCTAGGTGTGATGAAATCTAGATTAGAAGCCTAACATCATTCGCCCCAAATTCTGGGGCTTTTCCATATGTGTAAAATTTGACAATAAATGGATTTGGGTATATAATAGAATCTTAGACAGTCAACTAAAGGACATAAAATGAAAGTAGAAACAGCATTGAAACAGATCCAAAAAGAAGCACAATTCTTGGGTCTAGGTGTAATGGAAACACTACAGTTTATTGCACAAAATCCCTTAGCACAACCGGCTAAGACTTTGGAAGCTTTCAAGGTTCTGAACCCCAACTTTGTTTTCCCCAAGAAAACAGTCAAAAATCTAATGTCCGGCAAGGAAATTGAAATTGATGCCGATACCCCACACTGTTGTAATCCTGCAACAGAGACTTATTGGTCAATGTAAAAATTTGACAATAAATGGATTTGGGTATATAATAGAATCTTAGACAGTTAAATAAAGGAAACAAAATGTCAGCACTTACACAGTATTTGGATCGTAAAAACTCTTTTGCTAAAATCTTTGGTAACAAAGAACTTAGCCTGCAAATTGCAAGTGACCGTCAGAAAATTGCCGATTCAATCGACAGTGATTTGAGTCCAGAGAATTTGACTTGCGATGGTGAGCTGCCCCGTAGTCAGGTTCATGCTCGGTACAAGGCATTGACTAAGGCAGCTTTTGAGTTGAAACAGTTGGATCCATCAGTTAAGTTTTACGAGTACGGTACAGAAGTTTAAGGAGATTAATATGTCAGGTTTTGTTGATGTATCAAAAATGTCAAATCGTCAGGTCCAACGTATGGGTCACGAGGATGATACCACTACATATCGTGCAAGGACTAACACTAAAAAGGTTGTGTTGAATCTTAATGCCGATGATGTGTGGGCCGCGGCTTGTCAGGCACAACGCACGAATGGTGCGTATGTTAAACTGAGTGTATTGACCGAGTCCGACAAAAGTCAAAACAAACTGTCCAATCGTCAGATTATTGAAAGTTTATTGGTTGATGCTACATCGATTACCGACGAGTCTAGGGAAGAAGGTAAAAAGGTTCGTGCTTTCTATCAAGCATTTACTTTCAAAATCCTACAAGGTAAATTACTAAGTGAGTTTGATAACAATGCTATGTTGATTGCCAATCGGGAAGTTATTACTGGTACATATGATTTGGCAGTGATTGCAAGTTTGCCAAGTTGCTATGAGCGTGGAGTAAAACGTCAATCAGTTGACCAGCGTGTTAACTTTTCTACTGGTGGTTTGATTGGTGCTGTTGGCAACAAAGTTTCAACAAGTATTGAAGTATTAAGATCGGTATTCTCACATACTTACAATGTGAATTTTATTACTGGTATCAATAGTGATGACCAAGTTGTTTTCTTTGCTTACAAAAAAGAATTGGATGTAGGCAAGATGTATGACATTTATGGTACTGTTAAAGGTCATAGAGATAACACTACCCAACTTAATCGTGTAAAGGTTATTGTATGAACGTTCTGATTAAAGAATTTGCCGAACAGGCTTCACATCAAAGTCCTGACGGGTATCCCGTGACTATTCCATATAGTAAAGATTTTGCAAAGAAGTTTGCGGAGTTGCTTATTAAAGAATGCAATCGTTATGCTTGTAGTGTATGGGAGCATGGTCCGTTGTTAGGTAGAGATTTGTTAATACATTTTGGTATTGAGGAGATGAGTAATGACTAATTTACTAGTAGGTTTTATTCTTGGTATTGTTGTTTCCACAGTAGGTTTTAGCGGTATCGCTAAGATGGCTGACAAAGGTGTAGACAAGGTTAAAGAAGTAACACAGGAACAGGTGAAATAAATGGGATTAGATCAATATATGTATGTGGCATCAAGGGCAGGGCAATATAGTGAGTTCTACGATACCGCTGAGTTTGATGCAACAACCAGTGAGTTTGTGAGTAAGACAGTTACCAAGCCATTTGAAATAGGATACCGAAGAAAACACCCGAATTTGCATGGTTGGATGGAACAACTTTGGCGAAGCAAGGGTATGCCGGGTACAGGCAATAGTGATGCTACATTCAATGGCATTGAGTTAGAACTAACTTGGGATGATTTGGATGAACTTGAACGTGCTATTCGTCATAATCAACTTCCAGATACACAAGGTTTCTTCTTTGGCAATCCCGCTGACGGTCATTACTATGAACAAGACCTTGAGTTTGTGAACAACGCTAAGGCAGAAGTGTTCTTAGGATTGAAAGTTTTTTATAACAGTAGTTGGTAATGAACAAATATTATTTTGCGTATGGTATGAATACAAACATTACCGAGATGACCAATCGTTGTCCAAACGCGGTCAGTCTCGGCAAATGTGTGTTAGAGAACTTTGAGTTAAGGTTCCGCATCCATGCAGATATTGACTTAGTTCCCGGTAGTTGTATGGAAGGTGTGTTATGGGAAATCACACCTGAATGCGAACAAGCATTAGATAGATTAGAAGGATACCCATATTACTACAATAAAATTAATGTAGTATTGGATGATAACACTGTTGCTATGGCTTATATTATGAACAAAAAAGGTAAACAAGAGCCGCCCGGTTTAAGTTATGAAAAATGTTTGATTGAAGGTTACACATCACATGGATTGAATGTAGATTGGTTGACAGAAACTATTGATATGCTTTTACAAGGAGAATATAATGAAAATACTATATAGAATTAAACCTGCAGATAAAAAATCAGTTGAGGCATATTATGATGTTTATAGTAAGGATGAACAGGGTAATATCCGCAGTTGGAGTGTAACCGAACTGTATCGTTGGGGTCAAGGGTTTGTAGAAGATGAGTCCGAGTTGCCATATAGTGATGATCGGTATCATTGTGTTGATCCTACGATTGGTTGGGGTTGTGAACTTGAGGACCTTTGTGCGGTAGACTTTGAGTTTGACGATAGTTTTACCGAAGAAGAAAAAGAAGAAATTGAACAACTTTGGGAAGACGGTGGTGCAGGTTGGCTATATGACGGTGACCATAATTGGGAAGTAGAAGAAGATACTATTACTATTTTGGGTCCGTTTGTAGTTGACAAAATTGATGAGGACGTGTATAATGAGAGTATTGAAACATTAGAACTTAAACCCAGACCACCTTTTGTAGCAACAACAGCGTGGCCATTCTCAGGATAATATATGACAAATTTAGAAGTAAGAGAGAAACTCTTGCAGGCACAAGACTTACTGGCCGATGTTTATCATTGGGCCCGGCAACCACATACCAAGTTTACTGGTATGGATATGAATAGGCAGATAGCTAGGTACACAAGCAATGCCGATTCTTCCATTAATGATTCCCTTAAGGAATTAGAACATCCCAATGGATGCATGCCTTAAGGAGTTGAAAAATGAGTGCAAGTTGGATTAATAAATTAAATGAATCAGATAGTCGCCTGCATAAGGAAGATGTTATCAAACAAGCATTAGAGGCAAGTGTCCTTGGTAGCTCAAATGCTAACAATTTCTTGTTTTTGGCTAAACTTACATACAATCCTTATGTTACATTCGGTGTGCGTAAAGTACCAGATACAGTTGGTATTGTTGATGCAGAAAATCCCTGGGATGAGTTTATTTCATTACTTAATCAGTTAGGGCATCGCCAATTGACAGGCAATGCCGCACTTGATGCTATCAATGAAATGAGTGAACGATTTGATAGCAGTGAATGGAATACATTCTGTGCTCCTGTTATTCGTAGAGATTTACGTGCAGGTGTTAGCGAAAAGACAATCAATAAAATCTGTAAGAAAACAGAGTATGAGATTCCTGTATTCGGTTGTCAACTTGCTACTAATAGCGAAGGTCGTCCTGAGATGAAAGGCACTAAACGTTTAGAGCCTAAGCTTGATGGTGTTCGTGTATTGATGTTTGTTATCCCAAGTGATTTTGGTGATGTATCTACTGTTTGTTATAGCCGTAACGGTAAGGTGTTTGACAACTTTGGTCACATTGAAGAACAGGTTCGTGAGAACTGGATTAAGATTGCCAGAGGTCATCAGAACGCATTGGTTAACGGGTTTGTATTAGATGGAGAAGTGATTGGTAATACATTCCAAGAACTAATGCGACAGGCTCGCCGCAAAACTGATGTACAAGCGGATGATAGTGTATTCAATATCTTTGATATTATTCCATTAAGTGATTTCCGTGAAGGACATTGGAATGCTCAACTACGCAAACGTATTGCTATACTTGAACATATTCGGCACGTGATTGATATAATGCCTAACGTTGAACTACTACCACACATCATGGTTGACTTAGATACAGCCGCAGGTAAGGATCAACTTGAACGTTATGCTAAGGATAATGTCAATGCAGGGTTTGAAGGCATTATGATTAAAGAATTAGAAGCTCCATATATCTGCAAACGTAGTACTGATTGGATGAAATGGAAACCAACATTAACCGTAGACTTGGAAGTCGTAGGTGTTGAAGAAGGAACTGGTAGAAATTTGGGAAGACTTGGAGCACTGGTTTGTCATGGAATTGACGACGGGAAAGAAATTACAGTCAATGTGGGTAGTGGTTTTAGTGATACTGATAGAGATGACTATTGGACTAACCGTAATCTGGTCATAGGTCGTACTGCTGAAGTCTTATGTGATGTGATTACACAGAACCAAGACGGAACATATAGTTTGCGTTTCCCCAGATTCGTTCGTTTCCGTGACGATAAGTGATACAATGACACTAAATGAATTTGCAATGTTTGTCACCGGAGTAATCTGGGGCATCTTTATTATTAAGCCTCTATATGATATAGCGGCAAAAATTTATAAAAACGCTAAGGAGGCGCAAAATGGTAACAATAGTTAAACACGAATGGCATCAACATGATAGACAATATGCTATTGAAATTGATGAAGCATTATTAAGTGAAATTTATCCTGAATTAGATGAGGATGAGATTGTACAAAAACTTGCTGACATTGAGTCCGGTGAAGTTGATTATGAAGATGTTATTAACGATGCCCATGAGAATGATGTAGAAATTGAATGGGAGTTTCAATACGATGATTGCTGGACTGACCGCAAAGGTGGTTACGATGTTACATATGAACTAGGTGATGAGTCTAGTTGGGTTGTTGAGCCTGAGCCAGCACCGCATACTCACAAATGCACTAAGTGCAAGTGGACTGGACAGAGTTATGATGCTGAATGGTCTTGGGAAGATAAAGACGGTATTGAAATTGATGATCCTAGAAAAGTTTGCCCTTACTGTGAAAGTGACACTGAACTAACAGAAGCTGGTGTGATAGCAGAAAAAGAAAGTGCAGAACGTTCTGCACGTTGGGCTAAGGAAAAAGAAACAGGTGACGAAGCTGATTTGGAAAGAGACTTAGAAGAACTTGAGCGTGAGTTTGAGGACCTTGACGAAGCCTTCAACGTAGAGGATGATGACTCATTGAAGGAAAGTTATCCTGAAGATACATACACAATTCGTGTGTGGGGTCGCACACGTGAGATTGGCGTACATAAGATTAAGAAGGCACAATACGAACATTGGAGTAGTGAAGAACACGAAGATGATTTGAGTGATGCACTTAATGAGAACTATGACTATGATGAGAATGAGACTCCTAAAGCGGCACGATTTGATAGTCCTTACTATGAGTATCAAGGCAAACATTCGTTCTGGGGCTTTGACCAAGATGATACTCACATGACTATTGAGAATAGTGAAGGTGAGACTATCTATGACGGTGACTTAGAATCATTCTTTAGTGAAGCACACGGAGAAGAAGATAGTCGTTATGATTGTGCTGAAGAATTAGAAGAACTATATCCAGAACATCTAGGCAAGGGTTACTGGTTGATGTGGACACAAGGTGGCAAGGGTTCGTGTATTCAAACAAGTATCGAAGGTGTATTTGAACCTAAGAAACTTAAAGTATTCAACTGGGATATTCAAGGCACAAGCGTAGTCACACGATTAGTATATGATGGTGTTGAACTTGATGACGAGGGTATGGATAGTGAACACGACAACTGGAGAGGTCAGTGGTCACAGTTTGATGTGTATCACAATACGAAATGATGCCACCTGACTTACAAAAGTTAATAGGTAAGTCATTTGTATTTGAGGATGGTGCTACAATCACTGTCACACAAATTAAATTACGTGATGAGGGTATATACTGGATTACTTATATGACTAAGACAGGTCCAGGTATACCCGTCAGATACGTAATGGGCGTCGAAGAATTTATCAACACTTATGGCTACCTATTTAAAGACTAAATATTAGATGCGTTTAAAATTTCTATCATTCTCAAATCTTACACTATTAGTGGCACTATCGCTTAGTTCGGTAGCTGCCTGGTATAGTATCATTGGATTGACCGCCATCTTTGCAGGTGCGGTTATTCCTGTTATCATTATGGGAGGTATACTAGAAATAGGTAAGATTACCACCACAGTATGGTTACGTAAATATTGGAGTCGTTGTGGATTTTTACTTAAACTCTATCTTGTACCCGCTGTTATTGCACTTGCACTATTAACAAGCATGGGTATCTTTGGCTTCTTAAGTAAAGCACACATGGAACAAGGTATTACCTCAGGTGAGGTGCAAGATAAGATTGCATTATACGATGAGAAGATTAAAACTTCAAAGGAAAACATAGATGTTAATCGCAAAGCTCTCAAACAAATGGATGAGGCAGTGGACCAAATTATGGGTCGAAGTACAACAGAAACGGGTGCAGATAAGGCCGTGGCTGTCCGTAGGGCGCAACAAAAAGAACGTGGGCGTCTACTTGCTGAGATTGAAGCCGAACAGAAAAAAATTACAAAACTTAATGAAGAACGAGCCCCTATTGCTGCCGAGGTACGCAAGGTTGAGGCAGAAGTCGGTCCGATAAAATATATTGCCGCATTAATATATGGTGACAATGCTGATACCAATATGCTAGAAGCATCAGTACGTTGGATTATTATTTTACTTGTTATTGTTTTTGATCCATTAGCTATTGCATTAGTGTTAGCTGCCAATGCAAGTAAAGAATGGGATAAAAAAGATGAGGAGGGTGACAGCCCTCTAGGGAATGAAACACCATCGACTCCCGCTGTCACAGAACCAGATTATGAACCAGATGACGGACCATTGACAGATGAGCAGATTGAACAAATAAAACAAAGTGTTAATGATATTGAGGTTACAGCAGAAGAAGATGAAGCCTTTAAAAACTTAGAACCAAAAGGTAATGACCCTACAATAAATTGTCACAAGTGTGGTGCAACATTAGAAAATGCACCCGGTATAGGATTGTTCTGTGCAAATAAAAATTGTGATATTAATGATGGTCCTTTTGAAGAACCCAAATCTATATTAGAACAACATCCATATTTAACTAAACCATTTGTTAATTTTGATGTTAAACCAATGGTCGCTCCCAAAGCTGAAGCAACAGTAGATGAACCTACAGCAGATGAAGACCATAGTATGATAGTTAAACAAGATTTACCTTTTAAAGAATTACCAGGCGGGTATGTAGCGTTTGATGGTAAGCATATGCAACGGGATGCATTATTCAGTATGCATCCCGAATTCTTAAAGTTATCAGTTGATTCGGGTAAATTGGTTAACAGTGGTTTTGGTCCTAAGTTTCCTGAGTCCGCAGATAAAGGAGATGTATTTACACGTGTAGATGTATTACCAAACAAGGTTTACAAATATGATGGTAAAAATTGGATTGAAATTGCCAAAACTTCTAGCAATACATACTTGTATAACTCAAAATACATTGAGTATTTGATTGAGATGTTGGGTAAGGGCGAATACGATCCTGAATTACTATCAGAAAATGAACGTGCCCAAATTGAAGATTACATTAAAATTCAAAAGAATAACCAAAACAGTTGACGTTTAGTTAAAAGTAGTGTATAATAAACACATCTTTAACAAAACCGGAGTATATATGAAACTCAAGCTTTTAGCAATCTCACTAGTATTAGTGCTAACAGGTTGCTCAACAACAAAAAATGCAAGTGTAGAGTCTGCACCTATCACTGCAATCAATACACAAAAACTAACCTCTAGTTTTAAACGACAGGGAATTAAGATTGAATGGTCTTGTGCATGGGGTACAGGATTATTCGGTGTAAGTGATGCATTGTGTGTCAAGGGTGAGATTCGAGCCATTGAAGTAACTGGTTACGCAAATAGTTTTGGCAATAGTGAAGCATTACGTGAACGTGCATTCATTGCCGCTGAGATGGATGCTAAGGCACGATTGATTCGTTTTATGAACGAGGGTGTCGGCTCTAATAACTTTGCTAATACTGTTACAAAGAACGTAGAGAAAGCACAAGACCGAATTAAGAATCGTATCAAATCAGACGAAGCAGTTGAAATGAGCGACCAAGATGCAAGCAAGGATACAAACTTTGCTATACGTGAAAACAACAACGAGGTTGTTCGTACACTAAGTGAAAGCATTCGCAATAATGCTGAAGGTAAACTACGTGGTGCATTACTCAAAGATGCCGAAATAGTAGATAGACAAACTGTTAAAGCAGTTATTCGCTGGGACCATGATACTGAACGTGCCGCAATGTATATGCGTAAACGCTTTGGTCAATAATGAAAAAACTATTATCAGGCTTGTTGTGTCTGGTAGCTCCCTTTGCAAATGCACTACAGATTAGTGGTCAGGGTGCTACGTTTGAAGAAGCTAAACTAAATGCTTTTAGAACAGCGATTGAGGTTGTTGCTGGTTCAGTCGTAACCACAGAACGTGAATCTATCAACTATAAACTAGTTAAAGATGAAATTTTAGTTTATAGTGCCGGTTATGTAACTGACTACAAAATCATTAATACATTTAAATCGGGGAATCAGGTTCAGGTTATTGTTGATGTTCAAGTATCTAGTAGCAAATTATCTGATAGAATACTAGGTTTAGGTAAAGAAGTTAAAAACTTTGAAGCTGATAAACACGGTAATCAATATCAAACTTATCTATATGGTAAAAGTAATGGTGATAAGTTATTAATGCAAGTGTTAAATGATTATCCTGCAAAGGCATACACTATAACACAGGGTGTGCACCAATTTAAAGTTGATGCATATCGTAATGGTATCATCGAAATTCCATTAGAAGTAAAATGGAATTATAACTTTATTGAATCATTTAATGAGGCATTAAAGATATTACAAGATGGTAGTAATGGATTACTTCAACATAGTCCGGGTAATGTTGTTGTTATGGCAAAGGATCCTAAAGATTGGGTCATAGGTACAAAGAATCATTATAAGTTTAATGATATGATTACCGTATCTAATATTAGAACTACATTACAACAGAGAAAACCTAATATACTATTGACCATCAATAACTTTGAAAACAAAACAGTATTTCGTCAATGCTATGTACCCGATTCGATTGCAGGAAAGAAGTCCGCGTTTTATAATGTAGGGCCTACACTAGCATTGTATGGTAATCAAACAGAGAAAAATAAAATAGAACTAAGTTTAACCAATATGCAAGATGCAATAAAGCAAATTCAAAATATTGAGTTGACCATAGTCACTGATGACAAATGTCCATAAAAATCATTCAAAGAAAAAACATAGATAAGTATTAATATGTCAACAGAAAATAAACTAAGCCATTGCTCTTTTTGCGGTAATCATAAAGATAACGTAAAAAAATTAATTATAAGTGAAGAGGTAGCTATTTGTAGTACTTGTGTAGAATTATGCAACACATTAATGGTTGATGAGGAAAGTAAAAGTGATTTTGTATCGGAAAATATGGTATCATATGATCCTGAATCCATTAAAGACTTTCTAGACCAGCATGTTATTGGACAACATAATGCCAAAAAAGTATTGAGTGTTGCTATTGCTAATCATTATAAACGTATTAATCGTCCACCAAAAGATTTAGAAATATCTAAGGGTAACGTATTACTAGTAGGCCCAACTGGTTCAGGTAAAACATTATTAGCTAAAACAGTAGCAAAATACTTAGAAGTTCCCTTTATTGTTGCAGATGCTACAAGTATCACAGAAGCAGGTTATGTGGGTGATGATGTTGAATCAATGATTAGTATGCTATTGAATGCCGCCGGCGGTGATGTTAAATTGGCCGAGCGTGGTATCGTATTCATTGACGAAATTGATAAGATTGCACGTAAGGGTGAAAGTGCCAATATTACACGTGATGTGTCAGGCGAGGGTGTTCAACAAGCATTATTGAAAATGGTTGAAGGAACAGTATGTCGCATTCCATCTGGTGGTGGTCGTAAGCATCCAGGCGGTGATATGATAGAAATCAATACAAAAAATATCTTATTCATTGCGGGCGGGGCCTTTGTTGGATTAAAAGATATTATTAACAGTAGAGAGAATGGTACTAGTATTGGGTTTGGTGCTCAGATTAAAGACCATCGCAAAGACGGGGATTTGAGTAATGTTAGTCCTGATGATTTGGTTAAGTTTGGTATGATTCCTGAATTTATTGGACGTTTTACTACTACAGTAAATGTTGAAGATTTGACAAAAGAGGAACTAATTAAAGTATTGACCGGTATTAAAAACAACTATATTGACCAATACAAATATTTGCTTAGTTTAGATGACATTGATTTAAATTTTACAGAAGATGCACTAGACCAATTAGCAGAAAATACAATGTCACTTAAGACAGGAGCACGTGGATTGCATACTGAGATTGAACGTGTATTGATGCCGCATATGTTCTACACTAAAAAGTATCGGGATAATCAGGTATTAAACATAAATATAGATAGAAAACAAATTTTGGAGCCAAAAGTTATAGTATGAGAGGTAGAAAGGTTTTAGTTCAGGATGGAAACGTAGACAAAGCATTGCGAAAATTTAAAAAAGTTATCGCAGACTATGGTACCTTACAAGAGGTACGTGACCGTCAAGAATATGTAAAACCCACTATCAAACGCAAACTAGCAAAGAGTCAGGCTAAACGTAGATGGCAAAAGTATTTGAGAGACCAGAGTCTCCCGAAGAAAGAATTTTAAGTTCCAAAATAGTAGAATTTTTTGCATATTTTTATTATAATAAATATGTATTCAGATGCCGATGGTCGGGTCTGAAATATGTCATCTTGCTTATAGGAGAAAAAAATGACAAATCAATTAACCCTTCGTTCCATAGATATTCCATCTATTCATAAGTTCTCAGTCGGTTTTGACCGTATGTTTGACGAACTAACTCGCAATCAATCGCAACAAACAAACTATCCCCCATATAACATCGTTCAGATTAATGAAGATGAATATATGATTAGTCTCGCTGTTGCAGGATTCGGTCCTGATAATCTATCAGTAACTAAAGAAAAAAACTTTTTAATTATTGAAGGTAATCATGCGTTGAATAGTATTGAAACTGATACAGAACCCACATATCTACACAAAGGTATTAGTGAACGTAATTTCCGTCGTGAGTTCCGTCTTGCGGATCACGTAGAAATTGAGAACGCACATTTAGAATTGGGTATCTTAAGTATTCACTTAAAACGTGAAGTTCCTGAAGAACAAAAGCCCAAGTCTATTGCTATTACTTACACTAAATAATATAATAGATGTTCGTTAACAGTGTGCGGCAATGTCGCACACTATTTTATAAAGTATAAAAAATGGCTAAAACAGAAACTAAACCTAAAATCAAACCCAACATCAATTTGGCTGAACCACCGTTGTATAAAATCATTTATCTCAACGATGAAGTAACCAGTATGAATTTTGTAGTTAACAGTTTGATTGAATATTTCAATTACAACCAGGATACTGCATCATCACTAACAGTGAGTATTCACGATCAGGGTAGTGCGGTAGTTGCTGTATTGCCTTATGAAATTGCTGAACAAAAAGGCATTGAAGTGACCCTTGATGCACGTAGTCAAGGATTTCCACTACAGATTAAAGTTGAAGCAGAAGTTTAAACTTCTATTTCAATTCGTTTAGACCAATAAGGTATTTTTTTAAAATATGAATTGTTGATATAATTAATATTATCTATTGTTGTATCAACATTTTTATCATAGCTACCATAAATCCAAGTAGATACTTTATGTTCAGAGTCGTGGCCTAAAGTTTGTATTAGTGGGATCTGGTCAGCAATTTCTTCTGGTTCTTCCCCAAAAAATAATTCTGGACCTGGTGCACAATTTGTGACTATTATTATTTTTTTAACATCTAAATGTAGTTGAAGTTTTTCTAAACTTGAACCTATGTATGAAACATCTTCTACGTGTTGTGCGTGTAAATGAAGTTTTTCTAATGCAGTAGTAGTATCCACTTTACTACCATACCAACCATTTGCACCTAGTATAGCAATGCCATCTAATACAACAACGTGCCTATAAAGTAGTGCTACGTTAGGTAGTGATTTGCATATTTCAGATATTTCAAGGTACCTGTTCTTTACAAGATGCATATTATCGTGTTCTAAAGAACCCGGCGTGTAAAAAATACCACGATAAAATTTTGATAAATGAAGCAGGGTTTGATGTATTACTCGCAAATCATTGCTTATATTTCCTGCTATGATTAGATATAGGCTTGTTGCCTTATTTTCCCAATCAAAGCTATCTTCAGCGTCCAGATTAAGGTCGCTAATAACATCAAATCCTATATTCATTAAGATTGCGTTGTAGGCTTAGCTTTTGGTGCTCTTGGGGCTTTTGGCTTAGCAGGTGCCTTAGCTTTTGGTGCTGCCGGAGCTTTTGGTTTAGCCGGGGCTTTAGCTTTTACAGGTGCAACTGCTTCTACAACCAACGGAATTGGTGTAGTAGCTGCCGGTTCTGGTACTTTGTACGGTGCAGTTACGTTGGCCGGTTCTGCCTCGACTGGTTTAGCTGAAAAGCCAAATAAACGCTTGATAAAGTCTATCATTTCTATCTCCTAAACATATATTTACTCGGAACACTAACCCGTATATTTTTTCCGTAATATGAGTATTATTATGGGTAATATAGTATCATAAATACATTATGTACAGAAAAACTTCTATCATCGACCTCATGTGCGAAGAATTGCCACCAATCACATACCAAAAACGTCTTTGTTATAGGACTGACCGTGATGAGGTAATAGTACTATATAAGATGTTAAATAGGTTAATTTTCAATAACAAATTGTTAATGCCTGAGATTGAAGTTATGCCCCGTTGTAGAAAATATTGGGGAATGTGTTATGGTTCTTATGATGAGCCTACACTCTATAAAAGTTCGTGTAAAATTAGATTGATGGACAAGTGGTACTGCAAACAATGGTTAATTACTACACTAGCACATGAAATGTGTCATCAGTATCAATGGGATGTACAGGGTATTGAACGCCGTAAAATTGGAAAAGAGCCTATTATGAGTCACGGTCCTAGTTTCTTTGTGTTCAGAGATAAACTAAAAGCACACGGCATTTCATTAAAAAGCGCACACGGTCGCAAACGATGGTTTAAGCACCAAAATTTATTTAAGTGTTAATATTGCATAAATACACATTATGCGTGATTTATTAACATTACTTGAAAACTTGGCTATGGCAGAAGCCGCAAAGAAGGACCCCAATGCTCCTTCTACATTATTTGCTAACGGCTTAACTCCTACACAAATTAACAAAGAACCAGGAAGATGGAATTTGTTAATCAATAAAATAAAAACTAACAAACCATTCGTTGACAATTATACCGGTGAGGATATCTTCATCAAAGCTAGTGAAATAAATCGATTGACCCAACTTAAAGATGACGGTAAATTTAAGGGGGAGAAGATTACTATCATAACTAAAGATGGTAGAGAAATCCCAATGGCCCAACTAGCTAAGAATGAAGAATTTGGTGGTAGCACTAAAGAGTCAGTTTTACTAAAGCCGTCATTAATTAAAATCACGGATAAAAACATCCCAGCATCGGACTTATACTCAACTATTGAAAACAACCAAGTACTAGCTAGTACAGATTACGGACAAGTAGTTCAACAGCTTGCTACATACATTGTATCCGGTGAGTATGTTCAAATGCCAGAGGAATATACAACAAAAGAAAAAGAAAAAGAACGTAAAGCTATCGTTGACTATGCTGGTGAATACTTAGGCGTATTAGCATTATTATATGACCGTAGTCGCTTCCCAAGAAAACGTCAGTTCCAAGAATGGCTAGGTGGTGATATGGGTGCGTTAGTATTAAACTTCCCAAGTGCGGCTAACAACAATATTGCTGATAGTTATGCTACTATTACTAATCCAGGAACAAGTCATAGCTTGAATATTTCAAGTAAAGGTACCGGTGGTGGCGCGGCCCCTGCTGTATCTGGGTTGAAAGTTAGTGAAGATATTAAACGTAATCCTAAACTAAGAAACGCAGTAAAGCTTATTGAATTATGCCAAGCAGGTAAAGATGCAACCGGGCCAAGTACGATTGTGCAAGCATTTAAAATTATGGATTTTTTATATCAAGTAAATCCAAATAGTATTCCTAAAATATGGCATAAGTTCTTACCGTTCTCAGCTAAGGCTCCAAAGATATTACAACAGAGTATTGACAGTATAAACAATGGATCTGGATTACCAGCATCATACCAACCACTGCTTAATACAGTAAAAAGTGAGACTGCTACTGATGGCGGTAAGTTAGTATATCTAATCAAAAAAACAATAGCACGTGCTGTAAATGAAGATAATGCAATCCCTGAATTCGCTGATACTATCTTACAAGTTTTGGAAATGAACTTTATCCAACAATACACTGATTATCATAGTAACGGTGAGTTAACCTTTGCAACACAATGGCCATCTAAGTTAGAAGGTGTTGTAACATTAGAAAACAAATCAAGTGCTAAAGAACCAAGTAGTGCAGGCTTTAGTTTCAAATTGGGTAGAAATGCACAAGACTACGAAGATCCAGGACCAGATGGTGCTACAGGTGATGTGGTTCAACCGGATGAATATGGTGACGATGTTGAGGTTGCGGCTGCTGACATTGTTGAACCATCTCGCAGAAAAGAACCCAAACGTAAAGAACCCGTTGATACTGATACCGGTGGTGTTGGTCGCAAGAAACGTAAATAATTACCAAAAACATTTGACAACAACATAAACACTTGTTATAATAGTAGAAATATTTTTATAAAGGAAGTTTATGAGTCTAGTCCCAATCGTTATTGAACAAACAGCTAAAGGTGAGCGTAGTTATGATATCTACAGCCGTCTATTGCGTGACCGTGTTATTTTGCTTGAAGGCGAAGTGCATGACCAAATGGCAAATCTTATCGTTGCACAATTATTGTTCTTAGAGTCTGAGGGTGAAAAAGATATCTCAATGTATATCAATAGCCCAGGCGGTAGTGTAACTGCTGGTATGGCTATCTATGATTGTATGCAATTCATCAAGCCTGATGTACAAACAATTGTTATGGGTCAAGCCTGTAGTATGGGTTCACTGCTTGCACAAGCAGGAGCTAAAGATAAACGCTTTATGTTGCCAAGCGCACGACATATGATTCATCAACCAAGTGGTGGCGCACGTGGTCAAGCAACTGATATGTTGATTCAGGTAGAAGAAATTTTAGCGATGAAAAAGAATCTTACTGAAATCTATGTTAAGCATAACAGTGCAGGTAAGACATTTGAACAGCTTACACAAGATATGGAACGTGATAACTTTATGTCAGCCAAACAAGCTTTGGACTATGGATTAATCGATAAAATTATCGAAAAACGAGAATAAAAAGTACTACTTTTTGCCCCGGAAACGGGGCTTTTTTACGGTTACCAAAATTTGACAATAAATGGATTTGGGTCTATAATACATGTATAGATTGATTAAAGGACTTGAAAATGACAAATTTTGAAAAAAACTGCTATGGTATAACTGAACAGGCTATCCGTGAGCAATACATGGAAAGCATCACTGCTAAGTGTTCTGGCCTTGAAATGGTCGTGATGGGTGTTCTTAGTGATGCCCAAGAGTTGTTAGCTATGGGTCGTAACGAAGCTTCCCGCAAGCAAATGAACATTGCCAAGTTTATTTTGTCAGAAATGATGGATGCTAAAGTATCCTAAATTTGACAATAAATGGATTTGGGTATATAATACTTGTATTGACTTAATTAAAGGACTAAAGATGACTAAGAAAATTTCTATCAAAGTTTTTGGCGACCCCGGACACGCTTGGGCACGTTTCCCCAAAGCACGACTGGTCAAGCTTGGTATCGCTGATAAGATTACCCCCTACAGTTATCAGAATGGAGCTAATGCTTTCCTTGAGGAAGACTGTGACCTGTCAACATTGATGGCGGCTCTTAAGGCCAAGGGCTATGAAGTCAAATTCAATGAGAGTTTTACCAATAAACAAAGCAAAATCCGTGGTTATTGCTCATACAGAATTTGACAATAAATGGACATTGTGCTATAATACATTTATGAAATCAAAAATCTTTATTAATCAACGTGACAACGACAAGTATTTCAAGCAGAAAATGCCTACTTGGCGCAATGGTTTCTGTGAGATTGTGCGTAATGTCACTATTGAACCAGATCCTCACGGCATCTATATGGATGGTGAGTGGGGTTACATCACGGTCTATGGCCGTAAGATTTATGTCACTAGGGCCGGCACTGAATTTTCTTTTGAAATTCGTGGCTAAAAGGTTGACAATAAATGATTTTGGGTATATAATAGAATCTTAAACAGTTAAACAAAGGACTTACAAAATGGCAACTCGCTCTACAATCGCTCTCGAATTCGCTGATGGTACTATTGGTCAAGTGTATTGTCACTGGGATGGTTATTTAGCTCACAACGGTAAAATGTTGATGGAGTATTATTCTAATCCCTTCGTTTTGCGTGACTTGATTGACCTCGGTAGCTTGTCTAGCTTGCGTCCTCAAATTGGTACTAAACATCCCTTCAGTATGTTTGAAGCAAACATGACACAGGATGAATACGCTAACCTGTATCGTGACATGTGTACATTCTATGGACGTGATCGTGGTGAAGGTGAATACGAGGCTACATACTTTAAAGACTATGATCTACACTTTTTGGTTGACGGTCAAGAAGAAGAATACGATTACATTTTGCGTAATGTTAATGGTGTTGCTACTTGGTTCGTATCCGATCACGGCGGTGACTTTAAGTTGTTGACAGAGGCACTTGCTAAAGAAGCACAAGAAGAATTAGAGGTAGCTTAATATGGAAGCAGTAGTAGAAACAACAGTTTGGAATGATAGCAACCTTGCCAATCACACATACTTACTTGATGGAACCAAAATGGTTGCGTATATCAAGGTTGGTTCTACTACTCCTGTCTATTTCAAATCTCCGATCACAATAGACAAACGTGGTCGTAAATTTGTAACAGTAAACCCGAATCCTTTTAAAAAGATTAAAGAAAAGAGTACAATAGTCAAAGTGTCTGGTAGTAAAGGCAATGTCTATTCTATCGACACTGATGAAAAAACTTGTACATGTCCAGGATATATGTATCGTGGAACTTGTAAACACATTACGGAGTTAGTTAAATGAATGATTATAATACGCATATAGATCCCGAGTATCCATACTCTATCGTAATACCCACTAACAACATACAAATGTCAGCGACTAATAGTCCTACAAGTAAGTGGTTACGAACTAAAAAGTATCCCTACATTGTAGGTGGTACTTTTGAAAGACACATTTTTAGATTTAAAGAATACAAACATGCTAAAGCGTTTGCGTTAAAATGGAAATAAAATGAGAATAGCATTATGCAGTGACCTGCATTTAGAGTTTGAAGATGTAGACCTCAAGAATACAGAAAATGCTGAGGTCCTTATCCTATCGGGTGATATTATGTTGGCGGCAGATTTACATAGTCATCCGGAAATAGATTATGAAATGTATTCGACTGTTAAACTTGAAGACCTAGGTCGCAGACAAAAAACAGCATTACGCTTCCGTGACTTCCTCAAACGAGTAAGTAATGGGTTTCCTCACGTTGTTTATGTTGCAGGCAACCACGAATTCTATCACGGCAAATGGAATGCTAGTTTAGAGCACCTACGTACTGAATGTGCCAAGTACCCAAATATTTACTTTTTGGAACGTGATATCAAAGTCATTAATGATTATACATTCATTGGTGCTACATTGTGGACCGATTGTAATAAGAGTGATAGATTAACTATATTGTCATTGAATGACATGATGAATGATTACCGTGTTATTCGCAACGATGAACATGAGTATGCTAGATTGCACCCAGATAGTACAATACAACGCCATCATCAAACGATTGGTTATTTGAAGGCAGTTTTACCTGATTTGAAAGATAAAAAGGTTGTGTTTGTAGGACATCATGGTCCTTCTGCAATGAGTACACACCCTAGATATCAATACGAAACACATATGAATGGTGGATATCGCAGTGAGTTAAGTGAGTTTATTTTGGATCATCCGCAAATTAAATTATGGACTCACGGTCATATGCACGACCCGTTTGACTATATGATCGGCACGACCAGAGTGGTTTGTAATCCTCGCGGATATTCGGGCCACGATGAACAAGCTGATGTATTTCAGCTAAAGTTTTTGGACATATAAATGAAACAAGGTGTCCAGAATATATTGTATGATAATAGAAAGTATCGTATAATCTATACACGTTGTGAGAACAACGAAATTTTTAAGGAAAATAAAATGAACGTAACTAAGCAAACAGCCTTACTTGAGGCACTAAAGAACGGTGAAGAACTCACTGCAAAGCAAATCACAAGCCGTTTCGGTATTGCTAACCCAACAGCAACCGTAAGCGACCTTCGCATCCGCGGTGGTTTTGCTGTTTACGCTAACAAGCGTACCAACAAGCGTGGTGAAACTTTCACTAAGTACCGTTTGGGTACACCAACCCGTGCAGTAGTAGCCGCAGGTTACCGTGCAATGGCAATGGGTCTAGTTTAATCTCTATATTGAGATAAAACAAAGGGCATTCGTGCCCTTTTCCTACGTGTATCACTTGCGTTTAATTCAAAAGTATGTTATAATATTACATAGTATAGGAGAATGTATGAGTTTATTTCACAAGATTATGAACAAGCTAGGTCGTTATCGTTTAATTCCTGATCGCCGTACAGGTCTAGACTATATGCACCGTTACTATTTGTTCTTAAAAGACCGTAGTTGGTTTCCCTTCAATGTTACACTACATAAAATTGTGCGTAGTGACGATCCTATTATGCACGATCATCCTTGGTCTTATATGACAATCGTTCTTAGTGGTGGTTACTGGGAACACACTCCTGTTTTTAACAATGAAGGTAAAATGATTACTGAGTTTCAAACGTGGCGTGGTCCCGGTAGTATCATTAAACGTAGTGCAGGTGAATATCATTGGCTTGAATTAGAAGAAGGAACTACTGCTACTACATTATTCTTTATGGGAACACAACAACGTGAATGGGGTTTCTTAACTAAGACAAAAACAGGCAGAGATCGTTGGGTAAAACATGAACATTATCTAACTGATTGGAAACCCTATCACGAAAAATATGTTATGAGTAAAGCAAATAGGAAAGAAAAATGACGTTAAATCTTCTTGCAATGTTGTTCTTTGGTTACTTGTTAGTAAAGACGGATTACACAGTAAAGGCTAGATGGATGTATTATATGGATGGATTAGTTTTTGCAGTTAATTTTGCAATAGTTTTTTTATATATAACTGATAAGTTAGGAATTTGATATGAATGATGATACAAAAGAAATATTGACCATTCTACAAGAAGAATGTGCTGAGGTTATTGTAGAGGTTAGTAAGTGTTTTAGATTTGGGCCAGACCAAATGATGGAAGGTATGGATGTTACTAATATGGAACGATTACAAAAAGAAATAGGAGACTTGCAAGCAATGATTGAGTTACTTATAGATAACAAAGTAGGTGTAACTACTCAAGGTCTTAAAGAAGCTAAAAAAGCAAAGTTTCAAAAACTGAAACAATGGTCTAATCTAACTATTACTAAATAAACTATGTTCGAAATTCTTATTTTGTTGGTTGTTTTTTGTGTAGGCTTCTACGTTGGTGAGTCTTTATTTGCATATCGTATTCGTCATCTAATTTACAAAGAAGCAAAGGCTCAGGGAATAGAACTTGATTTACCAATTTCTACAAAACCTGATATTGCTAAATTGTTTGTTGAGAAGGCTAATGATATGATGTATTTGTATGATTATGAAGCAAACACATTTTTATGTCAAGGTAAAACACTTGATGAGTTAGCGTCATTGGCACAAAAATATAAAAATATTAAATATGCTGTTGTAGCCGACGGCGATGATATGTTAATGTTTGTTGACGGGTGTGTTAAGGAAAAAGAATGAAAGTTAAGATTGGGCCCTTTCCTAAAAAGGGTAATAGAAGAAAAATTGATATTCAAATCGATAAGTTTGATACCTGGAGTTTTGACCATACTCTAGCACACATTATCTATCCAGCACTACTACAACTTAAAGCAACTAAGCATGGTGTTCCCGGTGGTTTAGTAGACGATGTTGGTGGTGAAGATTGGAGTAGCCAAGAAAGTTTTGATTTCTATAAAGAAACACACGATGAATCTTGGACTATAGCCGCAAAACGTTGGGATGAAATATTAGATAAAATGATTTGGTCATTTCAACAACTTACAGTAAATGACTATAGCGATAAATATCATCATGGTAAAATGGATATGGATTGGATTAAAAGTGATAAGACATTTCCGAATCCAGTAACTGGAAAAATAGAAGCAACATTTCAAATGGTTGATAAAAATCCTGATGCACATTGGTATGACGCTGAAGGTCATCAATTACACGAAGATCGCATCCAAGAAGGTTTAGAGTTGTTCGGTAAGTATTATAGAAGTTTATGGGATTAATATGTTTGATAAAATGGCGCAACAACTAGAACTACAAACTCTGGGTAAAGGTAAGAAAGATTTTAAAATTACTAAACAAGAGTTTGATGATTTTCTCAAAGGGTTTCTATTTGAACAAATCAAAGGTGACTACAAGTTAGGTGAAGCCTTTTGCAAAAAGTATGACGAGCCGAATTATGTATTGAGTATCTTACCCGATCATAGTGCAAAATCACACATTAAAAAGTTTTACGTGAAATGACACATTTAGTTACCGAAAATTGCATTAAATGCAAACACACAGATTGCGTAGACGTTTGTCCTGTAGACTGTTTTTATGAGGGGCCTAACTTTCTTGTAATCAATCCTGATGAGTGTATTGATTGTGCAGTATGTATTCCTGAATGTCCGGTGGGTGCAATTAGTGCCCAAGAAGATACACCCAATGCAAGTGTTTGGTTTGATATCAATATGAGATTAAGTCAGAAGTGGCCCAATATTACAAAGAAGAAACCTGCATTACCCGATGCTGAAGAATGGAAAGATAAACCTAACAAAGTTGATTTACTAGAAGAATAATGTAGTTAAATGGTTGATGAACAATATATAAACGGTACGTATTTTAAAAGGTATTCACTTACGACAAATGAACACCTGTTGTTTTTGTTACCTGGTCAAAGTATCAGTCCTAGAGGATTTTGGGATTTTGAATTACCTGAGGGCAAGACTCATAGTGAATATTTTGTTGAAGCAGGAATAGATGTAATATTATTTGATCCAATTGGTTATGGAAAGTCTACTGATTTTTATCAATACGATAGGGTAGATTATGCTAAACAAATCAAAGATGTGTCTGACACTATTACAAAACAATATAAATCTGCCACCTTACTAGGGTTTTCTTCCTCATCACCGGTAGCATTATGTTCTGTGCAGGATAAATTTTTTAATAAAGTAATTTTAGTTGGACCTAACATAGTAAATAATGCTGATGATAATTCATTACCTGACATAGACATATTTGAAACAAATATTGAAATGTTAAAACAAAAAAGATTAAAAGAAATCAGTGATACAATTATACCAAAATCAAATCGCTTACCAAATTGGGAAGAAGCATTGGTTGAAATAATTAAAACAAATACAACTTATGTTAACGGCAATTGGCGTGTTCCGGGACAAATGGTAACCGATAGAATAAACTATTGGATAAATCATAAATCAAATGGGTTTGACGTTGATAAAATTTTACTAATAAAGCCTATCTTAGCTATCATAAGTGAATATGAAGTAGAGACCCCGGTGTCAGCACAAGGACTACTATTAAGTTTATTTCCAGATACACAGATAGTTACTATCCCAAATAGCACACATTTTTCAATGTGGGAAAATGATTGTGCAAAAACACGTGAATTTATTATACAATATTGTACAGAATGAAGCAAAAATTTATAGACTATTACATGGATATTGCTGAACTAACTAGTAAGTTAAGTTCTGCTATTAGATTAAACGTTGGTGCTGTTATCGTTAAAGGTAATAAGATTCTAGGTACAGGATACAATGGTATGCCGACTGGATGGACTAACGAATGCGAATACAAAGACTATATGAGCGGTGATGCAGGTGGTTGGCTTAATCCAAATGAGATTTATGAGCGATGGCCACTTGAAGAATATGATCCTGCTGTCGAATCTAATCGTAGATATCGTTTAGTTACTAAGGATGAAGTATTACATGCGGAAATGAATGCAATTGCCAAAGTGTCCTCAAGTACTGAATCAAGTGAGGACGCCACGTTATTCATTACACATGCACCCTGCATACACTGTGCAAAAGCTATATATCAATCTGGTATCAAAAATGTATTCTATAGAGAAGCATATAGAGATACAAAAGGATTAGAATTTTTAGAACAAGGCGGTGTGAATGTCACCAAATACCCAGTACAAAACTAGAATAACAATTGGTTATGGTGAACTAAAACCAGTCATTGATTGGTGTCAAAGAAACTGCGCCAATGATTGGGGCTATGACTGTCAGGTACCTGCTGGACGTGATGGTGGATTATATGATTTCTATTTTGAAACTGAATCGGACTATATAAACTTTATACTTTGGAAAAAATGAAATACTATACTTTTTACCGTGAGAACAACAACTTTGATGATATCTTAAATGATGCAATTATCAAAAAAATTATCGATGAGAAAATACGTTGGTTTCAATATTTAATTATTGGGATGAATGAAAAGCACGAACAAACATTTAGCTATATCACTTTAAAGTACGGTGATGAAATGAAACAAGAACTTGTTAAAGATTTCAGTCCAGTACCCGGCGTTGACTATATACCAAAACGTGATGCTAGTATATATAAAAAGACTATAGTATGAATCATGCAGAAATTTTATCAAAACTATCCAAATGGATGACAAGCTTTGTTGAAGTTCCAAATCCTAAATTAGGTGATTGGGCTCCATGTCCATATGCCAGACAAGCAAGAGTTAATAACAATATAGCTATCAAGTTCGCAGACGTAGTTGAATTTGATGCTTCTATAAACGAATCAATAGAAATACTGGGGCACAAAGAAGTTGTTGTTATTTGTTTTGACCATCTTACTATAGATCCAACAAGCTTGCAGGACTATGTGAAAAAGACAAATGAAATATTAATGCCCATGAATTATGTTATACTTGAGGATCATCCTGACATAGTAGAAAACATAAACGGAGTGTGTATGAACTTTAGTGAGTGCGGATTAATGGTTCTACAAAAACTAGACAAACTCAACAATGCTAGTGACCAACTCCGTGAAAAGGATTATTACGAGCACTGGTCGCAGGAAGATTTAGATTCAGTAGTAGCTTGGAGATATAAATAGATTAATGAAATTTGGTCGTATAGATTTAACAAAAACTACATATAATGTCACGTTGGATGCACACTTGTTAAATCCGGTACCGGTCGATGAAATAAATAGAATATATAAAGCATATTGTCTATATAAGAATTTTAAAAGTGTCATGCCAATGATACCCGGTAGATTCACAATTCCGAATACTGAAGTGTTTGGATATTATGAACAAGAAAAATTAATAGCTTGGAGTATGTATCGTATTTGGGATAAAGTAAATATTGTAATAGACCATCATGCATGGGATTACAATAATCCTAAGTTGAGGATAGGTATAAATAGTTTGCAAAATGAATGCGCTATCTATCGTAATCGAGGCTATCGATACATGTATTTTGAATCTATTGAACCCTATATGTTAAATATACAGGGTTTTGAAATATTAGGAAATTTATAATGGACATATATCACATTTGGTGTGAAAAATCAGAAGACATACCCGACTTAGAGTGGGTTAACAATATGAAGGGATTCTTGGATCACCTTGTATCAGAAAAGAAAATGGAATCATATCGCATCACTAGATGCAAGATGGGATTTCGTTCAATAGCAGATATGCCTGAATGGCATATTATGATGGAATTTACTAGCATGGCTCAGATGGATGAAGCATTCAAACGAGTCGCACCACTTGAAGGTGATTTAGAAACTAAGCACAAGAGTTTCAATCAGTTTGTCAGTGGTAACATACAACACGCACTTTTTAGAGATTGGCCAGACATACTATGACATATTCAGTTTATCAACATTGGGACCCATTAAAAGTAATGGCAGTAGGAAAATCTTATCCTCCTGAGTTATACGATTATATTAAGAACGAAAAAGTTCGTAAAGTATTTTATCAAATAGCAGAAGAAACAGAAGAAGATTATCAAAAGTTAATATCTTTGTTAGAAAGTTTTGGTGTACAAACGGTTAGACCAAATATGGATGGGCCTATTGCAAATGCAAAACATTGTATTAAAAATAATACAACGATTACAAGGCCTTGGGCAATGCAACCCAGAGATTATTCAATTATGCTGGGTGAGACATTTTATATTGCGTTCGGGGATTCGTCATTTAATGACCCAATTTTATCATTAGTAGAACAACAAGGTAACAAGGTTGTAGATACAATTCAAAATAATATGATTAAATTAAATGCCGCAATGACCAGCCGTATAGGTAAGGATTTAATTATAGGTACAATAGATGCTCATGAAACCTTTAATGTATCTTTAGAAGATATTCGAAAAGACCTTCAAAATAATTTACCTGACTATCGTGTTAAGGTAATGGATACTGTAGGGCATACAGATGGTTGCTTTTGTCCTGTAGTTCCCGGATTGATAGTAAGCATTATGGGACAAACTACATATGAAGAAACATTACCGGGATGGGAAGTAGTATGGCTTAAAGGTGAAAGTTGGAATAAAATGGCTGACTGGCAAAAATTAAAAGCAATTAATAAAGGAAAGTGGTGGGTGCCAGGAGAAGAATTAAATCAAGACTTTACTGATTATGTAGAGACTTGGATGAATCACTGGGTTGGTTATGTTGAAGAAAGTGTATTTGACGTAAACATGATTGTAGTTGATAAGAAAAATGTAATTGTCAATGGATACAATAAATTAGCATTTGATGCGTTTAGTAGATACGGGATTACCCCACACATATGTAATTTCCGTCATCGTTATTTCTGGGACGGTGGATTACATTGTATTACTAGTGACTTACATCGTGAGGGTATAATGGAAGATTACTTCCCTGAACGTAATCAATAGGCAAGGGCAAGAAGCTTTGCTTCAGGGATACGTGTTTTAGTATTCTTTGAACCCAACAGGACTACGGTCCTGATTCCATTTGCTGTATCAATCATCATAACAATACAACCGCCCGCTTTGTTAATAAATCCTGTTTTGCTGACTAGGAACTTATAACCATTACCAACTAAGCTATTAGTATTTTTAAACTCTACATTTTTCTTCTTACTAACATTCCAACGAACAGCATCCATATTACTTGCGTGAACAATCAATGGATACTTGCTTGCCGCAAATACTAACTTAATCAAATCATGTGCTGTGCTGACATTGGTGTGCATTCTTCCAGTTGGGTCTGTAAAGACACTGTTAGTCATTTGTAATAGTGTTGCTTTACTATTCATTGCATCAATGCAACTTTTATATCCTCCCGGATAATAATCACATAACATCTGTGCGGCATTGTTATCACTCTTAACGATTGCCAAATCTATCAGTGTTTCTCTGGTTAGTTGTTTGTTGTAGAGTTTCTTTGGAATGATTTCCGTTAGTGATTGACCACTATCTAACACGACCATAGCAGTCATTAGTTTGGTAATACTTGCTATGCTACGGACCTCTGACATATTAGAGCCTTCAAGTATCTTACCATTATGGTCGGCAACTAACCAAGCTTGTGCTGTTAGTGTTTGGTCGGCGTAAACAGAACTTGTTGCTAATGTTAGTATTATTATTAATTTCTTAATCATATTGCTATTCCTTTTCTGGTTGAGATAATTTTCATATCAGTTCCAGTTCCAACAACACAACTTAGTTCTTTCTTAGTTGCAACTATTGTCCAGTCATTCTCTATAGGATTCAACCAAACACTCATTATTGAGTTGGCTTCATCGTCCGTTTTTCCTGTTAGTAAGGGTAATTCTTTAAATTTCTCTCTGAGGCTCTTAAAGAGTTCTTGTGTATTATAACAAGGTAATTCTGTTTTTACAGTTTCTTCTAATTTTTGCGAGTAGGAGTTATTTGATAATATACACATCATCCCAATCGTTAGGTAAATTGCCTTCATTTGATTCTCCTAATCGTTCTATCATTATAGCATAATAATCGTATATATGCAAATGAAAATTACCCGCTGTTTACTTGTTATTTTTAACAAACCAATAATGTTTTTGTAATTCTCTAAGCACTTCACTTTCGGGTTGTTTAAAGTGTCTGGCAGCCATTTCAACAAAATCTAACCAACGAAAATTATAATCATCATTTCCCTGACACCATTGTTGATACATATGCTGTAATTCTCTACCGTTCATTTTTCTTTTTCTTATCTTGTGCTTCTAATTTAGCCTTTACACCAGTGACTTCAAGTTTAGTCTCTTTCAATAGCTTTTCTGCTATAGGACTTGTGTGATAGGGGTGAAGTTTAGGAGGATTTTTTAGCCTAGGCTTGTGTTTAAACCAACTCATATTGTGGCTCCTTTATATTTATTTATCTACATAGTTTTATTTACCCAAAACTTGATAAATATCAATAGTAAAAACCATCTTTACTCAAAAAATAATAAAAACAAGGAAAGAAAGATGAAGAAAATCATAATAGCGTTGGCTATAGCAATTACTACGGGTGCAATAGCGCAGACTACAACCACATCCAGTTCTGCTGGTGGCACAACTACCGGCACAAGTACATTAATTAATCAAGGAACATATGATTCCAAAACATTAGTTGACACTAATAGCACAAGCAACAGTACCAGTACTGTGACTTCAAATAGCAATACTACTAGTAATAGCAATAGTACCAGCACTGCCGCAGTAAACAGTACTAGCACAAACACCAACAATAACAATAGTACCAGTGTAAACACAAATAACAATATTAATTCAGGAACTAGTACTGTCAACAATAACAATGTTAATTCCGGTACAATGACTTACAATAACAACAATAACAATGTTAATTCCGGTACAATGACTTACAATAACAACAATGTAAGTACCAGTTCTAGTACTAACGTTAATACCAATAACAATATCAACACCGGTGATATGACTTATAGAAATATCAATACTTCAACTAGTACTAGCACAGCAACTAACAATAACAACAACGTCAACACCGGTGATATGACGTATAGAAACATTAATAACAGTACAAGTACTGCTACCAACAACAATAACAACGTTAGTACAAGCACTGCTACTAACAACAATGTAAACACCGGTGATATGACCAATCGTAATATCAATACTTCAACTAGTGCAAGTACTGCTACCAACAACAATATTAATCAAAATAATTCGGTTAACACAAATATTCAGCAAGGTGAGGTAACCAATACTAATATTAATAAAACTGAGGTCACACAACGTCTTATTCAACCTCCACCAACTGCTGTTGCACCTGCAATGCTAAGTGGTGGTAATGCTGACCTATGTTCTACGGGTAGTTCTGGCTCAGTTCAGACACAAGTATTTGGCGTATCAAGTGGTGGCACAGTACGTGATATGAATTGCGAACGACTAAAGTTAAGTAAAACTCTATACGATATGGGTATGAAGGTAGCCGCAGTTGCTACTATGTGTCAAGACCGTCGTGTGTTTGATGCTATGTTAGCCGCTGGTACACCATGCCCATACGAAGGTAAGATTGGTGAGCAGGCAAAAGCACAATGGGACGCTAATCCAGATAAGATTCCAAAGTTAGATGAGGTAAAAATAGATGACACTTATAAGAAAGTTGGCATTGGCGCTATCCTTGGCGTTCTTGTCCACAAGTTATTCTAACAGTCAACAAGTTGATACAACTGGTAACCTGACTAACTTTACTAACCAGGCTACTGGTACTACCTCTACCTGGCAAAATGCAGGTACTATTGGTCAACCACTAACCTGCTGGGCTGGTGGTGATCCGGGCTATTGTGGTCCACTACCTAGAGTTGCTGCCTGGGGGCCAGGATCTAATATCATCAACTTCTCTTATGGATTAACAGACTTAAATCAAATAGTCAACATCAAAAACGCATTGCCTAACTCAGGAACAGGCTTACAAGTTAACGGGTTTAACTTTGGCTTTAGTGCCAAAAATGGCAATGGATGGGACAATGGTCAACAAGACCAGTTATCGGCATACGTTAACATCTACAATAACAAAAACTCAGCAGTATTGGAATCATACAATTATAATCTAAATGGCAAATACAACTGGACACAATTTTATTATTCAGAAACATTCAATTCACCATATGGTGTTCCTAGTCTAGGCAATGCTCAGTATGGATTTGTGGGCAAAGATAACAACTTCTGGACAGGGCCATATGGTCCAGAAATAACTGCTGTAAGTTTTAGTTTGAAGTATAGTGTTGATCCTTGTGCAACAAATCCTTTTTACTCGACTAGTTGTAAAGGATTCAACGATGCGCTTGCAAAACTAAACCCCGTAGTAGTTGTGCCTGAAGATGCACCTCCTCCGCCACCACCAGATGGTGCACCACCTCCTCCTGGAAGCCCTCCACCACCACTAGGTAGTCCTCCCCCTCCCCCAGGCTCAGAACCTCCACCAGGTAGTCCACCTCCACCGGGGAGTGGTCCAGGACCTAGCTCAAATAATAATCCCAACGGCCCGCCACCGGCAAATCAACCTCCTCCTCAAGGTGGAGGCAGTCAACCTAAAGCAGGTGAAGTTAAAACAGCAAGTGATAATACTAGCAAAGCAGGACCCAGTCTCAGTAGTGTTATGAGTATGATTAGTAGTAATCAAGCAAGAATAGGCAATGAGGCTAAATCAGTAGTGCAGGCTGCTGAATCTGCTGCCACACAAACTGCAACATCTGCACAACAGCAAGCTGAATCAGTTGCCGGCTCTGCTGTTACACAAAGTATGTCTAGTAGTTCAACTGGTACAAGTGCCACAGCAGGCACTACAACTAGGGCAACTTCACAAACTCAAACTAGTGCATTTTCATTGCCAACTGGTCAAACTTCTACGGCATCTAGTATTGAAGCGATTCGTCCACCTACACAGGTTACTGTTACTGAAACTACACAGAGTATGGGTAGTGGATTAACTGTTACAACCATACCATATCAGTTTAGCTCAATTACTCCGCAGGTCTCGGGATCATTATCATCATTTGAATCACCATTAACAAACTTTGGATTCCAGTTGCCAACAGGACGTTCTGGTATACAGATAGAGCCTGAGTCAACTCCACAGACTGAGGGAATCAAAGTAGGTGGTCGTTCTGTATTAAATGACGCAATAGAACAACGCCCTATGATGTTAAACGCAAATACACAAGAACAAAAAACAGATGCAGTAAACAAGAACGTGCAACCAAATGAATTAGCCGGAGGTGTTGATATTACTAGAATGGCAACACAACCTGCTGGCTATCAGGCATATTCATTTGCGTTAGCAGATGCACCGTTCTATGCACCAAAAGAGATTTACAGAAATCAAGTAAATGTAGACAACGTAAGAGTATTACGTCAATTGTCTAGCGATAGATTACACCAAGATTTGGTGAACTTACAATACAAATAAAGGAAAATAAAATGTTTGATATATTATTATGGATAGCAGTAGGTGCATTTATAGGTTGGAACTTCCCTCAACCTTTCTGGGCTAAAATGATGCAAGAAAAAATACAAGCTATATTAGCTAAAAAAGGAAAATAAAATGGCAGAAGAAATAAAAAATGTAAATGCTAAAATTGATGAGGCTGAGGCGGCTGTAAAAAAGTATGCCAGTAAAGATACTGTCATCAGTATTGGTGGCTATGAATTTACACCTGCAAAATTAATGGTTGCGGCTACAATTGTATCATCTATATTAGGTGGATTATATGGTTCATTTGAAGTCTATAAAGATTACGTGGGTATGAAGAAAAAGATTGCTGAATATTCAGCTCCGGATTTATCTGGCTTTGATAAACGTTTAGCAGTCATTGAAGAAAATAGTAGCAAAACAAGCGATTACACACGTGATATCAAAACTGATTTGAAGAATGATATTCGCCGTAATGAATCTGTAACCGAGCAAGTAGAACGTAGCGTTAAGAATGCACAACGTGAAACTGAAAGTGAAATGCGTGATATGCGTAAAGCTGTGCGTGAAGACCTAGAAAGGGCCAGAACCGAAGCGGCTGCAATTCGCAAAGACATGGAAGCAACACGTAAGGAAATCAACAGTGAATTTACTGCGGCTCGCAGAGAAATCAACCGTGAAGTAGAAACATTAAAGAGAGAAGTTGATAGCAAAATACAAAAGGCTATGGATAATCCGTTGGCAAACAAATGAAATACATAGTGCTACTGGTGCTGGGAATAATTATCCCATCATCAGCGGCACGTATTGAGTGTGTTCGGTGGGCATGGAGTGGCGATGTTTACAATCGTAAAGTAATATGTTTAGAATGGCGAGATAGAGATGCACCAAAGAAGATTGACAAGAAAAAATGATAGATCCTATTACTCTTGGTATTGCCTTCACAGCCGCCCAACAATCAGTTGGTTATATTAAAAAAGCCATTGCATTAGGTAAGGATGTTAACAGTCTATACGGACAATTTGCTAAGTTTTTTGAAAACTCTGACACAATTCACTCTGCTAATGTAGCGGCACAAAACGGTAAAAACATTCTTACCGATGGACAGATTAGGTCATTGTCGATACAGATTGCAATGCAAAGTAAAGCATTACGTGATGCTGAAAAAGAATTAAAAGAATTATTGATATGGTCAGGAAATAAAGATGTATGGGATGAGATGATGGCTGAACGTGTTCGTATGTATAAAGAACGTGCTAAATTACAAGCGGACATAAAAAATGCTAGGATTCAAGCACAGTCCGACATGATAGATAGACTGCTTATAGGCACAAGTTTTATGGCAATAGCGATCCCGGTTGTGCTTTTCACCTTTGCTATGCTCACTAGATAAATAATATATTAAAGAAAGGCTTAATATGGCAGAAGTAAAAACATTATCACGTAGTGAGCGTGAGGCACAACTTAAAGATAGAGCAGGATGGGTCATTACCGTCATTGCACTATTATTAGCAATTACAACATATATGGCTAGTGGATTTAGTAGCAAAATATTAAGTAATACAATCAAAGCAAACGATACTTGGAACTTTTACCAAGCTAAATCAATTAAGCAAAGTATCGCTGAAGGACAATTAGAATCCACTACAGATCCAAAACGTAAAGAAATATTACAAGCTAAAATTGATAGATATGAATCTGAGCCTGATAAGGGTGAGGGTAAGAAAGAATTAATGGCTAAAGCATTAAAGATTGAAGCCGAACGTGACGAAGCCAAAAAACATACACCATGGTTAACGTTTGCCGCAATGGCATTTCAGTTAGCTATTGTATTATTATCTGCTAGTATTTTGGCTGTGAGTAAACGTATGTTTTGGGGAAGTATTGGTGTTAGTATTTTTGGAACAATGTTATTGACCCAAGGCATTTGGCTTGTACTACCATTTGTGATATAATCTATTAATGAAAATTAAAGATTTAATGGAAGACATTAGTAAAAAAATGCCCCATCTATACTTAGATATGGATGGGGTTCAAGCTGACTTTTTTGGAGCTTGGGCCGCAAAACATAATGTTGGTAATTACAAAGAAATTCCTGATACTGAAACATCAATAAATGAATTAGCTACAAGTAGTCCTGAAGAAGTTTATAAGTTTTTTAGAGAATTAAAACCGCTTCAAGGTGGAGGTAAGGTTGTGCAATGGTTAAATCAAAATAACATTCCATATACTGTATTAAGTGCTCCATTACGCGGACCGTATGCTAGTGCCAGTATAGAAGCTAAAAAAGATTGGCTAGATGAACACAATCCAAATGCTACACAAAATGCTATCTTTACACAACATAAACACAAATACGCATTAAAAAATGGTGAGCCAAATGTTCTAGTAGATGATTATGGTAAGTATTTAAATCTTTGGAGTAACGCAGGTGGTATTGCTGTTAAGCATGAAGATGGTAATACAGAACACACAATTAGTGAATTAGAAAAGATTTACAATCCCTATCTACAGAATAAGTAATATATGTCTAAAAAGAATCCAGCACAAAGTTATGATAGCTATGAAGTTATCACTCAGGAAGATCCAGAAACGGGTGATATGCTTATTCCACTACCCCCACAGTTGTTACGTGATTTAGGGTGGAAAGAGGGTGATAACGTTGACTTTTCTATTGATGAAAAGGGTAGAATTATACTTAAAAAAATATGACAATTCCTATTAATGATACAACAATGATGAGTAGTGCAATGATGGCTAGTGATAGCACAATAGATACGATTACATTAACAGGGTCGGATAGCTCGCCAGTATATACAATTTCTGGTTCAGGTGGTGCAAGTAGCTCTGATTTATACTGGGGTATGAATGGGAGTAGTCCAGGACAAGTATTAACAAGTAACGGTACTAATACTAGTTGGGCTAATATAACATTGGCTGAACCAGATATTAAAGGTGCCACACTTAAGGTTAACGGTAATGCTGATTTTGATGGTGAAGTTACTATCAAGGGCAAAAATCTAACAGATATGCTTGAAAAAATTGAAGAACGATTGGCAATTCTTCACCCAAATGAAAAACTCGAAGATAAATGGGATGAGTTAAAAGAATTGGGCAAACGCTACAAAGAACTAGAACAAGAAATCATTGAAAAAGAGAAGATTTGGTCAATCTTAAAGAAATAAGATTTGACAAATAATCCATATTTTGCTATAATAGAAACTGTTTATTAACTATGACCTATACACCATGACTATGCATCTAGCACATCCCGCACTAACTATGGGCGGCAAACGCAAAGGTAAGATTAAATTTCGCAACAGTGCAGAGGCACAAAAGGCACGACAACTTGATGCTGATTGGAAAGAACTACAGAAAAAATGGGAAGTTGATGCTGACGACAAAAAGCGCAAACGTGCATTAGCGGCAGAACCATTACAATATAAATTGTCAGCTCCTGCAGGTCGTGAAACACAGCGTATTGCAAGCCGTGATACAGGTCATTCAGGTGCAGTACGCACAAAAGATATTCCACAATATACTGGTACTAAGATTATTGGTATTGGCACTATGCATAAAAGTAATGCGGTGCCTATTTTCTCTGACGAACAAGCGGTAGAGATTAGCACAATGCGCCGTGGGTAACAGGAGATAATAGAAACATATATGGCAAAAGAAGAAGGTATTAGAATGGACGGCAAGGTAATAGACGTATTACCCAATGCTGTCTTTAGAGTTGTATTAAACAGTGGACCCACAGTCACTGGTTATATCTCAGGTAAAATGCGTCAACACGATATTAAAATTCTATTAGGTGATACAGTAGAAATTGAATTCAGCCCATATGATTTAGCTAAAGGGCGTATTGTAAGGAGACGTTAGTGCTAACAATAAATAATGATTTTATAGGATATGAACCCAAAAACCAGAACGTATTATTTTCGGGAGGTGATACCGAAGAGTTATACAATCAAAATTTAAAATCAAAATCAAATGATTGGTATTATAGAACCAATCAAGTTAGTTATATTCGTAACAGCAACGGGCATCGTTGTAAAGAAATCAAAGACATTGACTTAAACAATTATATTTTATATGCTGGATGTAGTCATACTGAGGGTATAGGATTAGAATTAGAAAAGACCTACCCGTATCTATTTTCCAAATCACTAAATTGTGACTATTACAACTTAGGCGTAGGTGGTTCTGGAATAGATGTATTACTACACAATTTAATTGTTTGGTTTGGTTCTGTAAAACAAAAACCTAAACTTGTAGTAATTCAATGGCCATACTGGGCCAGATATGCAAGATTTACCAAAGAACCAACCAATGAGTCATTGCACAATATTACTATATCTACCGTGGGTGGATTTGCAGACCCGACATTAATGGAGGGAGAAGGTGTTCATTATTTTAAAACTATTGAACATTTGGCAAGAATTAAAATTAAACATATCATAGATATTCCAATATTTAATATAGGATTACCTAATTATCCGTCATTTATTACTGATGATTTTTTTATTTTTGATGGGTTAGACTATGCAAGAGACTTACATTTGGGTATAGAAAGTCATAAAAATCTAGCTTCAAAATTATACAATGATCTGCATAAGATAAATACTATATGAACTTAACAATTACAGAATCAGCGGCTGCTAGGATGCACACATTATTAGCAGAAGAAGGTCTAACAGACCAAACCAGAGTTAGAGTTTTTGTCCAAGGTGGAGGATGCTCTGGAATGGAGTATGGCTTCACATTTGACGACAGTAAAAATGAAGATGACTGGGAAATTCCAGCCGGAACATCAAGTGTTTTGGTTGATAGTATGAGTATGCAGTACTTAGGTACTGCTGAAATTGACTATATAGAAGACTTAACCGGGGCAAGATTCAAAATAAACAACCCACAAGCACAAACTACATGCGGATGCGGAAGTAGCTTTAGTCCAATGTAACAAATAGACATTTAGTCCTTATTGATAAATACAATATAAGGACTAAAAAATGGCAATTTCCGGACAACAAGTAATAGCGGTGGGATTGCAAAACGAATCCGCTAATAGTGATTCACTATACACCGCTTTCAATAAAACAGTAACTAACTTTGCAACATTGTTTGCATGTGCCAGCCCGTACAATACATTTACAGGCAATGCAGGTATTAATGTAAATACTAACTCAAATACTAATACAATTGACATAACCAACTCCGGTGTATTAAGTTTAACTGCGGGTGACAGCAGTATTAACTTAACTGGTTCAAATGGTAATATTACTATTACAGCAACTGGTGGTGGTAATGGTGGTGGGGTAAGTAGTATCGGTGTATCTTCAAGCACACTTACAGTTACCAATACCCCTATAATTAGTGCAGGAAATATCGTAGTCAATTTACCAGTCACTGGTATAACTGCGGCTACATACACAAATCCTACTGTAACGGTTGATACGTATGGTAGGGTTACAAACATAGCAAACAATACAGTATCAGGAACTGTCACTAGCGTAGGAATAACTCCCGGGGCTGGTATACTTGTAACAAATAGTCCAATAACAAGTGTAGGTAATATTACTGTGACTAACACAGGTGTTACTAGGATTAGTGCAGGTACTGGTATAAGCGTAAGTGGCAGTAACGGTAATGTCACTATCTCTACTACCGCATCCGGTGGAACAGTTACTGGTGTAACAATCGCAAGTAATAACTTAACAGTGACCGGTGGCACTATCACAACTTCCGGAACAATTTCTATTGATTTGCCTAGTAATATTTCAGTATCAGGTAATATAACAGGTGGCAATTTAATTACAGCAGGCAATGCAGTAGTAGGTGGAATCAAAACTAATAACTATTACTATGCTAATGGTAGCCCGTTAGATATGCAACAACCTGCAGGTTCTAATACACAGATTCAATTTAATAATGCAAATGACTTTGGTGCTAGTGCTAACTTAACATTTAATACATCCACTAATACATTAACTGCAACTACTATTGCAGGTACATTAGCAACAGCCGCACAACCTAACATAACAAGTACAGGTACACTGGCAAGCTTAAGTGTAACAGCTAATGCTAATATAGGTAATATTGGTACTGCGGGAGTGGTTACTGCAACAGGAAACATTGGTGGTGGCAATATTGTTACTGCAGGTGTTGTATCAGCTACTGGTAATGTTGATGCAGGTAATATTAATACAGCAGGTGTTGTATCATCTACTGGTAATATATTCGGTGGCAATTTAATACTTACTACTGGTAACATCATTTACACTCCAAGATATGGTTCATTCTATAGTAATGCTACACAAACTAATCCAGTAGCAAATACTGCTATGGCAATGACATTCAATAATACATATAATGCTAATGGCGTATCAATCACATCCAGTAGCCGTCTGACGGTAGCAAAAGCAGGAACATATAATATTCAATTTAGCGCACAATGCACTAAAACAGATGCAGGAACCGATTACATAGAAATTTGGTTATCAAAAAACGGTACAAGTGTGCCTTGGTCTAGCACTAGATTGAAATTAGAAGGTTCAAATGTTTATCAAGTTGCATCTTGGAACTTTGTAGAAACATTAGGTGCAACTGAATATGTTCAAGTAATGTGGGGTAGTGCAGACTTAAACGCACAATTAGTTGCAATACCATCTGCTAATACAACAATGGGAATTGATGTACCTTCTGTGATAGTTACAGTTACTCCGGTCGGTGCTTAAGAATAATAGGAAATAGAAATGACAACAGTTAAAATTACAGAATTATCAGACATTGGCGCAAACTTAGCAAGTTCTACAGTTGTACCGGTAGTCAATATGGCAGGTACGCCAATCACACAAAAAACAAATGTAGGCAATATTGCTAATATTATATTAGAAGGCGCCGGTGTTGATTACCCTGAAGCTACAGTGGCATTACTCGCTCAAACAGTTAGTAATGCGGCTCAACCAAACATTACTTCAGTTGGTACACTTACTAATGTTGTGGTTTCAGGTAATGCAACCGTGAATGGTAATATAACAAGTAACGGTACTGCATATGTAGGTAACTTGAGCACTACTGGATTAGCATCTATTACAACATTGAACGTTGGTACAACTGCTAACTTAGGTGCGGTAGGTAATGTTAAAATTACAGGTGGTACTATAGGACAAATATTATCTACTGATGGTGCAGGTAACTTAAGTTGGACAAGTGATACTACAACATACGGCAATAGCAATGTTGTAACATTATTAAGTGCGTTTGGTAGTAATACAATCACAACAACTGGCAATATCAGTGGTGGCAATGTATTAACTAGCGCACAGGTCATAGCAAACGGTGTTATAGATTCGGGCACTGGACTCACTACCGGTGGCTATCTAAGTGTAGATGGCAATACTGATTTGCACAACACCACAGTAACTGGTAACTTATCGGCTACAGGTAATATCACTGCTACTAATTTAGGTAATATTTCTTCAATAAACTTAGATGGCAATGTCAGCAATCTATTAACTGGTAATGGCACATATGTCGCTATTCCGGTAGTACCAACTGTTGGTAATATTGCATCAATTAACTTAGATGGCAACAGTCAAACTTGGTTAGCAGGCAATGGTGTATTTGCTAATATTGCTGTTCCTTCTGTTGGCAATATCGCAACATTAAACTTAGACGGTAATGTAAGTAATGTACTTAGAGGCGATGGTACATTTGGTGCAGATGCAAATAGTAGTTACGGGGACAGCAATGTTACTTCTTTACTAGGAGCCTTTGGTTCTAATACGATTAGTACTACTGGTATTATTACTGCTGATGGTGCTAACTTAAGTAACGTGCCTTATGCTAACTTAACAGGTGCTCCATCATTGGGTAATATTTCAAACATTAACTTAGATGGTAATGTCAGCAATCTATTAACTGGTAATGGTACATATGTCGCTATTCCAACTGTACCAACAGTTGGCAACATCGCAACAATCAATTTAACCGGTAGTAATAGTAATGTACTATATGGTAACGGAGTGTTTGCGGCAGTAGCCGGTGGTGGTGCAAACACAGGTAATGTTACATTTAATAATCAAATTGTATTAGGCACTGGCAGCAATGACGGCAGTGGTGGATTGTATTTGGCTCCCGGTACTGATAGTATTGCCAATAGCGCAGTACAATACTTGAGAGTGCGTGGCGGTGATGCCCCTACACACATACATTTAGATACTGGTAACAATCAATATTATGACCAATACTTCGGTGATGATGCCAAATATGTAAAACTTGAACTAGGTGATGCAGGTAATGTAGTAATCGGTACCGATGATGCTAATGGGAATTCTTATAACTGGTCATTTGGTAGCAATAGTAACTTAACTGTTCCTGGTAACATACAAACTATTACTACAGGATTCCCGTTCACTTCTACTATTACTGGAATTAATACTGGAAGCCCAACTGTAATAGTTACTTTAACTGATAGTGTTTTCGGTGCTCCTGAAACTGGTCAAGTAACAATCTCTGGTGTAGTTGGAACCACAGAAGCAAACAATACATGGTATTTTGCGTCTATAGATTCTAGTAACTTTGTACTCTACAATGATGCTGAGTTGACCAGTCCAGTAAATGGAACTACTTGGACTACTTATGTTAGTGGTGGTTTAGCAGTAGCGCAAGGATATAATGATATATCTATCACTGGTGGCAATGTAGAGATTGTAAATAATAATGGCGACACTTGGACACTCGATGCAACTGGTAACTTAAACTTACCAGGCAATCTTGTAATAGCAGGTAACGCTAATGTGTTTGGCACAAATTCATCATTATTACAAACAACTGATAATCGACCATTAATAGCACTATCATCAGGAGCAAATGGTGCTGTATCATCACTATGGGTAGAAGATATCGGTAATGTCGGTACTAGTAACATAGCGGCTGTTTATGCTAACCCTACTTCAGGATCAAAGATTGTTAGAATCGCAGTAGGACAAAATGGTGGGGGTGGTCCTAATCTATGGGACTTTAATGCTAACGGTACGTTAACATTCCCAGGTACACCTCGTATTGATACATCAACTAATAATTTTGAAGTTCAAGCGGCAGAGGCTATTAATTTTGAAGCAAACACTGTTGTTAACATTTATACTGATACTGGAAATAATGCTTTTCAATGGCAGTTTGGAGATGACGGTAACTTGACTCTACCAGACACTACAAGCGTTCTTGCTAACGTAAATATAACACTTGAAGCAAATGATACTGGAAATATCACGGGATTAAATCTAATTGGTGATTCCAACGCAAATCTATATGCTCACGGTAATGTGAAGATAGTTAGCGATAGTAGTAACACTACTGCGACTTGGACGTTTGGAGCAGATGGTAACTTAACAATACCAGGCACTTCAGGTGGATTCATCAAGACAGCATCTAATGCTTCTATTGGCATCGTAGCAATGGATAACGGTACAAACAATCCAGCACAATTGTTGTCAATAAATGTAGGCAATAGTAATGCTACTAGCATCATATCAGCATATGCAACTAACGCAACCATTCAAACTAACGCATCCGGTAATATCAATACTTGGCAGTTTGATAATGCAGGTAATTTGACACTACCAACAGGTGGACAAATTATTGTATCAGGTGGATTAGTATCTAGCGGTGCAAGTCCTGCCCCAACAATTAATGGATTCAGTATTACTAACTCTGTAGGTATCAGTGGTAATGGTAATATCGCAGGTAATAATATTAGTGCTACTGGCAACATCACTAGCGGTAACATTAGCACTGGAGTTGTCACACTCACAAACGGTGCAGTGATAAAAGACACAGCAGGTGATAGTGTATCATTTGGTCAAAATGCAGGTAATGCATCACAAGGCTCACAAGCAGTGGCTATTGGCTTAAATGCCGGAGCCAATGGACAAGCAAACGGAGCTGTAGCTTTGGGTGTTAGTGCAGGACAACTTAATCAAGGTATAACTGGTATAGCTATAGGTGATTCAGCTGGATCTAGCAATCAAGGACTAGGTGCAGTAGCTATTGGTGCGGCTGCTGGTTTTGACTCACAAGGTCAATATTCAGTGGCTATGGGTTATTATGCTGGATATACTAGCCAAGCCAATAACTCAATCATATTGAATGCTACTGGCGCTAACTTAAATCAAACAACAGCCAATACATTCACAGTATCACCAGTTCGTAATGATGTGGCTAATATTGCTCAAGTAATGTTCTACAACACTACTAGCAAAGAAGTTACATATGGTAACACAATAAGTGTCGCTGGCAACATCTCCGGTAATAATATTAGTGCTACTGGTAACATCTCTGGTAACACAAACGGTTTCACAATTGGTTACTTGAACATCCCTCAAGTTGCGGCGGCGAATGCTACACTTGCACTAACTGATGCAGGTAAGCATTACTACTCAACTACAGCAGGTAACTTTACATTGACTGTTCCTACTAACGCTAACGTAGCATTTGCTACTGGTACAGCAGTCAGTATCGTTGTTCAGGCTGCAGGTAACATATTAGTCAATGCGGTAAGTGGTGTTACATTGTATATGGCAGGTAACAGCACAGCGGCTAATCGTGTAGTTGGTGGTTATGGTATGGCGACATTAATGAAAGTAGGAACTGATACTTGGTTCATTAACGGCACAGGAGTAAGTTAATGAGCGGCGCAATGATGGTAATGATGAATAATGTGTTTAGTTTTAGCGGTCCTACACCGGGCAGCATCTACTTCCCAACCAACAGTAGTAGAATAACATTAAGCCCGGGTATTGTAGTAGGTGGCACATATCTATCACCCTTTACAGTAGAAGGTTGGTTCTATTCTGGCGATGCACCGGGCACAGACTCGGGCCCTGTTATATTATCCACTACTACTGGATCTGGCACGGCTGCTTATCTCCGAGCCCTTACCATTAACGTCACTAACAGTGGTAACCAGATCACAGTGGACTCCAATGGTGCCACTGCCACAACCTTTAACTTGGCACAATCTTTACTAGCCAATAACTGGTATTATATTGCAGTATCTAGAAGCACTGGTGGCTTTATGCAAGTGTGGGTGGGCAAGCAAGGTGATGCCACTGCCGCGGCCAGTACCAGCGGGGCTTTTGATTGTTCTGGCAGTGCGGCCGCGTGGGCACTCGACGGTATCAGTGATTGCATTGGCGCATTTGTGCCTGCTAGTAGATTTAGTGCAAACGATTATATCAGTGGTATTCGTGTGACCAATACCAACGTATATGCTACTAATTTGTTAACTATTTCAATGCCTACAACGACATTTACAAACATTGCAGGCACTGTATTCTTGCAGTCCCCAACTGACTTAACCGATCTTACTAGCAATCAAACTCTAGCTAGTGTGGGGAGTGCGGCATATTCTGCAACAGGCCCTAACATTACAATATCCGCATAATTATGGCTATACAAAACTATAATAGTTGTAACACAAACAAAGCAAGATTTGAATTATAAAATATGAAACAAGATCCTCGCACAATCATAAACACTGACGAGGATCATACCTTCAACAAACCTGTACCTAAAGCTGTACCTAGGACACTTGACGACAAGTTTAGTTTTCAGTGGAAACCTGATAAACTTGATACACGTGACTACAAATATACTGTAACACCGAAAGCAAGTCCTAACATAGTTGACTTACGAGCATTTTGCAGTCCAATCGAAAATCAAGGTAGTCTAGGCAGTTGTACTGGACAAGCTATTGCGGGTGCGATTGAATTACTAAACAAACGCAATAGAAAGCCAACTGATGTAAGCAGATTGTTCATTTACTATTATGAACGATTATTATTAGGCACAGTTAATTATGACAGTGGTGCATACATACGTGATGGCATTAAAGCAACAAATCATTATGGTGCAAGCTTAGAGAGTTACTGGCCATATGACATTAGAAAGTTTAGACAAGAACCAATTAGTGAGGCAAAGACTGATGCACTAAATCGTAAGGTAACTCGCTATGAAAGAGTAAATGATTTCAATGGATGTGTTGATGCGTTATCAAATGGCTACCCAGTTATAATGGGCTTCCGTGTGTATGATAGCTTTATGTCAAAGAATGTTGCTAGAACAGGTATTATGCCTTATCCAAATACAAAGCGTGAACAATTGTTAGGTGGTCACGCTGTATTATTAGTTGGATATGATAAACGTAAGAAAGTTTTTATTGCACGTAATAGTTGGGGCACAAATTGGGGTGATAAAGGTTACTTCTATATGCCATTTAAAATAATTAACCCTAATATGAGTAGCGACTACTGGATTATCAAATCGGTTAACAATCCATAATAAAGCCCCTTTCGGGGCTTTATTTATTTCATCTTCTCTAGCATAAAGTTTGTGAATTTACTTTCACACATTGCTGGAATCTCAACAAAAGGATCTTCTAAAAAGAATGGACACCCTGTTTTCCATTTACCATTCTTCTTAAAGAATTTAAATTCTAGCAAATCTTTTTTATCTGCAGGATTAAATTCTCTACGAGGATTAAAAGAACGACGGAATGTAGATAGATTCATATTAATAATAGAAGGGGCCGAAGCCCCGTTAATTATTCAGCGATAGCAGATAATACTTGTTCTGCGGACACTTCTGATTTTTTCGCACGTGCTTTAATTGCATCAATGCTTGGCTTTGTTTTAGAAGCTTTTACTTTAACTTCACCTTTACTTGCCTCTTTAGATTTATCAGCAAGTGTATCAGCAATAGTTGCCTGATCGCTTGCACTTGCGAACTCAGGAAGTGTAGCAAGATATTTCAATGCTTCTACCTTTGTCATTTCTGAAGGTAGCTCAACGAAATCTACACGTGAAGCACCACCTTTAGTGAACTGCTTGATGCGACGGACCATGTCGTCAGTGAAACGAACCTTAGCATCACCATTGTGAATAGTAATACCAGCGACTTTGAAAGTTTGATTAGAATTAGCCATTTTGAATTTCCTTTAAATAAAAGCTAAGTTAAAAAATGTGCCGCTAAATTCACAGCACTGTTATAATGATAACACAAAAGAACATTATTGTCAACCATTGTGTTACCCATTATTCGATTAGGCCGGGTTAGCTGATTCGGAAATCAGCAATCTACCATACATTGACCTTGCCATTTGAATGGCCTGAAAAGGATTATCTGCATTAAGATAAGCACGACTGAATCCAGCGCCCGGCTCATCTTTCCATTTTACCATTACCCAATAACTGTTCATTTGTTTCCCCAAAGAAGTGTTAATCCTACAACTACCAATAGTGCCCATCCGATTGTTTCCGCATATGCACCAATCCATTTAAAAAATTTATCTAACATCTATTACTCCAAAATGTAGGGTTTGTCCCATTTGCCAATGTTAATATCAACATAATAGGCGATGTTGAAATAGTCAATCATTGCGTTGGATTCGTCATACCAATCGGCCGACTTCAATGCCTTGAATGCTTCGGTTAAGAATGCCTTAGCATCACCATCATAGTGATCCTGAAACCAGTAAGGATTAACCTGATCGTAACCACTAGTAGTAGGTTTGAAGCCACGTTGCACCTGATAAAAGTCATTACCGCAAACTCTGTTGCTATTGCCAATAAAGTCAATAGCACCGGATTTGAGGGTCAGTACAATGGTACTGTGATTCCTAACACTCAGTGAGCCTTTAACTTTGTACTTAGCCAAGATTGGCTTAAGCATTTTAGTAATCTTTGCTTTGCGTTCCTGATTCATATAAGCCATTTTGTTTCCTTTTCTTTACTGTCTAAGATTCTATTATATACCCAAACTAATTTATTGTCAACCTTTTTAAGAATTTATTGTCCTGAAAGGACTAAATTCCTCAGTCTGGCCTTCAATAGATTCCACTACATCATAAATAAAAATCACCGGTACGTCAAGTACCGCGGAGATAGTTGCCGGATGTGTGCCTTTTTCAAGCATTTCCTCGATCTCCATATATAAGTCTGCCATTTTACTCATTACAAAACCTCCAACATGTTAGCGGGCACTTTCCAACTACGGAACTGTCCTGGTTGATCTACGATAATAAATTTACGATTGATTTTCTTTACAACACCGGAGATTGTACCACGGGTCGAACTTGTAAATTTAACATTAGAACCGATTGTCAATGCTGATTTGTTTCGTACCACAAGTTGGGCACGGGCAAAACGCATTGCATCACCGATGCTATTCAATTCTTCGTTAGTGAAGTCACCCTGCATAATAGCAGTATTAATTTGCTTGATGTTCATAAAAACTCCTTTTGACTGAATAAGACTCTATTATAGACCCAAAACCATTTATTGTCAAATTTTAGACAATGTTAACCTGTACATCGTGATTGACACCTTGGAATGTGCTACGAGTTCCGTAGCCTACTGGAATCTCTTTTTTGCCGCAACTCTTGGCTAAATCACGGGAGCATTGCAAATGTTGCAAGGCCGAAATAACTGCAACACGGTGTGAACTAGTAGAAAAGTTCTCAATATCAGAAACCTTACAATACATACCAAATCCGTCAATGATAAAACGAATCTTTTGGCTGTTATTCATACCAGAAACTACTTGTTGTGTACGCATTTTATGTCCTTTATTTGACTGTTTAAGATTGTATTATACACCCAAATCCATTTATTGTCAACCTTTTTTCAAGTACAAAAAGACCTTTTTTGTGCTTGAGGGAACCCATTTTTTAGCATCAGGGCCACAGGCTTCATAGGTACTACGCATCAGTCCTGCCGTATGAAAATACCCTTCTTTGGTCTCTCCTACTACCGGATCAAATTCGGGTTTGTTCCAACTCTCGGGAAGGGTGCATTTGAACCCATAAGTAAAATTAGTCAGCCTAGACATAAAGCTAGCCCGGACATTCTTACAATCCTTACAAAGAAGGTCTTTGTTAAATTCTTTAGCCATATAATTCCTTTAGTTTCAATACAGTATTGTATCAGAAACAGGAATTATTGTCAAATTTTGGATGTTTGGATTTGCGTTGATAGCCTGTTTTAGACTTAACAACCTTAGGTTTGAAGGGAGTATTCTCACAGAAAAGAACACGGTGAGCCCGGTGTTTGGGCTCTTTAACGGTGAATGATAGTAGTACCTTTTTCATAATACAAGTATTATAGCAGAAATACTATTTATTGTCAATATTTGTAATCAACCAGCGATAAATGGGCGTAGTGAAGGTTAGTGTGTTATCTACAATCAAATGGTGTACTGAAATGTTTTCTATACATATATTAGCTATAGCCATATTAAAGGTCAATGTGTGTGTTTGATTGTCATCAATTATTTCATATTGCCCATTATTATGCTCAAGTATATTACCATCTAGTTTGATTTCTAAGTCGGGTGACATAGTTACATCAACTACAAACTTTTTAACAAAGGGAATTTTTCCAGGCATACTATACATTGTCGACCTCATTAAATAGGTAATCTAAACTATCTCCATAGAGACTATCAAATTCTTTTTTACTGAAGAATGGTAGATTAGGAGTTTTAATTATAGTGCTATCAGATAATCTAGCAATCCATCTCATATCTCTCATAATTATTTTTTTAAGTGTATACCACGCAAATTGTATGCTGTTGGATTTGCTTTTGTATACAAAGTAATCTTCATTCTTATCAAACTCAAAGATATATTTCTTCATAAAGTTTTTATGTGTTCTGTAATCGTGTCTGTTTTCAATAATCAATTGTGGGTTAAAATACATAAATGCTTCAAATTCATAGTTATCATAAAATCCAATAGTATCTTCTATCTTAGTATCTTTTTGGTTAGTAAGAAACACATTATCTGCTATTTGAAACACTTGTGATTTATTTGATGCATAAAACCACCATCGTGCATCAAGTAAAGTTTCAATGGGTTTACCTGCATTAGCAAAATAATTCTCGCTAAATTCAATTAGATTGTCTTTATTCTGTTCACGGAAATAATCTTTCCAAGGTTTATACAACCCATCACCACCCACCTTCTCATAAAAACTATCATCTAAACTACTAACAAACTCATCACCACCGTGACCGTTTAACATTAGTCCATCAAAATGATTATCCATATAGATTGTACCACTGATATCAAGTGTCTCTACTTGTGGATAATCTCTATGTAATAATTCTAAAAAGTCTCTATTTTCATAAACGGAAAACGGTGAATATAATACTCTTAATTGACTTAGATTGGGTGCGTGTTTTAAAAATCCAACAAGCATTGTAGTAGAATCGATACCCCCACTCCAACATAAGTTTATTTTTCTATTAGAACATACGTGACGCATAACTTGGTTATACATTATATCTTCAAATGATAAACTTGATGTTGGTATTTTCCAATCACGTAATAATTTATATTTTAATGGTGATTGTATTGTATTAGTTCTATCTACTACTTCACCAAACGGATAGCTTGAAAATACACTATTGATATCAATTAGTTTGTTATAGTTATTGAAACCATTTATTTTAAATAGATTCCCTGCGAATTCGTATTGTATACCTTTCCAGTTTAAAATTTTATAAAGGTATTCAGGATTTGTTGCTAATAATAGTGGTTTCATTATGCGCCTCGATGTACTACTAATATAGTTTCAGGTGGGAATTTCGGTCTCCAACTTTTATGTATAGGCATATTTAAATAATCATTTGGGTCATCAGTTTCAAATGTTTCTATTTTTTTATAAATCTGAACCTGATATTCTGCTAGTTGTTCCAGCATTCTAATTCTACGTTTAACTATTGTTGGATCTGTTGCGTTGTCAATCATTTCATTAATTAATTGATTACGTTCAAAATCACATTTTTCATTAAATTCTTTAATGAATTTTATTTTATAAAATTTAATATTTGGCTTCATTTAATAAATCATTTTTAATGTCTAATAATACATTATCCCAAGTACTATTTTGCTGGCGATATAATTTCATACAATTATAGAATGGACTATCATTACGATTCATAAACCATCGCCAATCACATCCATAATCAGTTAGCATCACCCAAGTGGTAACTCCCATTGCACCGCTCAAGTGAGGGATAACTGTATCAATACTAATAACAAGGTCAAGTTGACTAATCAATCCTGCCGTGTTATAGAATCCGGATAAGTCTTCATGGAACGTTTTAACATTATATTTTGCCAATGTCTCTAATATTTGGTCATCCACTTCGTATGATAAGCTGACAAACTCATAGTCATCACTTGTGATTGATAGTAGTTGCTCTAATTCAATTCTACGGAAGCGTGATATAAATGCAATCTTATTTGGACTAGACAATAAACCAATGCGTTTCTTTGTCTTAGGTCCTAGCTTTATTTTCCAAAATTGTTTCATACCTTCATCTACATCTAAATAAGGAGTAGGATAAGGTATCGTATCAATAGTTGTGCCAAAGCATTTTGGTAGATCCATCAATGCAACGTGGTAATGATATGACGGTATCTGTGCGTCAGCATTTAATACAGTTAAGTCAGGAAAGTTATATTTGAATAGGTCATATAATTGTGGTTTAGTTATAATTGTTACTTCTGCACCCTTATCTTTTAATACTTTTGCAAAACGAATAAATTGTACACTATCACCAAATCCCTGTTCATAGTATACAAGAACTTTTTTGCCTACGATATCCTGTGAGCCGTCATATTCTGGACCTGGCAGTTGAGGTTTAAGACTTATATCACTTTGATAGTACCAACGTGCATTATACTTTTTCCAACCCTCAATTAAGTCACCTTTCATTAAGTGACTGACTGACTCGTTTAATTCATAGTTGACATTTCCCGGTGTTAACTCTTGTGCTATTTGTAAAAAGGTAATAGCAAGTTCAGGTAATCCAAATTCACGTAATGTGTTGCCGTAGTTACTGTATGCAGTTGAATGTTTTGGATCAAGTGCAAAGGTATGTGCAAATGTGATTAGTGCTTCACGGTACTGTCCCAAACTGCGTAGTGCAGTTCCTCGACTTAACCAGCTTTCTACATAGTTATGACTACACGGTAATTCAAAACATTTTAATGCTTCTATATCTTGACCTAGTTGTGATAGTGTAATGCCAAGATTATGCCACACTACATAGTTGTTTGGTTCTTGTTGTAAAAATCTTCTATAACATTCACTGGCTTCGTGATATTCCTTAGCCATATAGTGAATATTACCCTGCTCAAAATCATTCATGGTATAGAGATATTAACTTGTTTTACTTTTTTAATAGTGAAGCTACGCCACTCATTCTTTTCTAAATCAAACACTCTCATACTAGTAGTTGATTCTTTACGGGATTTTGCTCCCTCTTTGATTTCAACTTTGGGAAGTTTATCTTCTTCTAGTGTACATTTCATTACACGATCGGTTCCATCTGCTTTAGTAAATGTAACAGTAGCAGGACCAATACGTAGCATTTGATTTAACCAAGTAGTAAACTTATCCCAATCTTTATCTGTGAATTCAGTACTGATGTTCATCTATTTTTTTCTCCGAGGGTAAACAACCAAACACAACGAATGGTATAAGATTTAGTGGTGTGGGTAATAGTATTGTTATTGCAAACCAAGAATTGATTCCGGCATCATTACAACGTCTAACAGCAGTAGCAATCCACATCCAAAATGATAATATACTACCTACACAAATTATTGCAAGTGCAGAAATCCATCCAATAAAGCCTATCAATACTAACGTAAAGGGTGTGCTTATCAATGCAACCAATGCTCCTAATAATCCAACCAACATTAACAATAGTACTCCGATCAAATACACGCCCCAATATTCACTACGGGAAGCTTTGCCTTCAAAAGCAAAGTATTTTTTATATTTTTCTATTTTGTCTATCACATTAACATCCTTATTAATCCTATACTATCAATGGTGGTTAACAATATATAGTTAGCCAACATGCCAAAAGATTTCCTAGTAAAACTAGCCCAAGCATAAAGAGCACAACCAAGAATCCATATGGGATAAAGAGCAAGAAGCGGAGGGTTGGGTACGGTAAGTGCCATAGTAATACTGCAACCAATACTAATAGCCCAAGCAAGCAACTCAACAATAAAGCGAAATCGGTTGGACTTAAAATCATCTTTTATCCACGAAAAAATACCATAAAAAATATCGTTCATAATATATTATACACTATGAACGATAATACTACAACTAGTTTGGTCACTGATTACAGGTTCGTGTACGAGTGATTGTTCCATCTGAATTTTGTGTCTCTGTCCAAGGAGTGCAAACTTGACCTAATGGTGTGGGTGGATTTTGAATTACCACTTGAGTTTGAGTGTGACGATTGTGTGCTTCATTGATTGCCGCGCCGATAATGAATGCACCAACCGCAGGGGCAATCCAGTTATCACGGTAAATTACACGTGGCCCGTGATAATTATGATGACGAAAGCCGTGACCATGATAGTGTTGTGCCATTGCTGACCCAGTTAGTGCTAAAAGCGACAATGCTACTAGAATCTTTTTCATACAATCTCCTGCTATACTTATATAACGTTTTAGGCTAGTGTTCCGTTGACACGGTGATGTTCAATCATCTCTTGTAAGATAATCTCTATCATCTTATTTAATGTGATATCACGTTTGTGTGCTTCCATAGATAATTTTAATATCAAATCATCATCGATATCAATTGGTATTTGAACACGGGTGTCATATTCTTCTCCATTAAAAATAGCAGTAGCCTTCTCTAGGAAATCTTCTTCCATTTCTAAATCAATCCACTTAACATCATCCCAAGCTATGTCAGGATCTACTTTACGTTTTTTTGATTCTTTGTAGAACGCATCTACATAATCAGGATTCAACCAACGATATGGTTTCTTATCTTCATCCCAAGCCTCACGTTTAACAGAAACTTCGGCTTGGTATACAGTTTGATCCACGGTACTATACAATACAGATACGTGGGCAAAGTCACTTTCATAATCTAAGTATCTACCATCAGGATAACAATTCCATTGATACTCACTACCACCTGTAATTTTATGATTCAATACTTCGTTAATTTCATTCAATCTCATCTTCTTCTTTCAAAAAGGTTTCACAACTGTCACTAACATTTTTTGGAAATTCGTGTAATTTTTTTACAATTAATTCACACCTATACTTAAGAGTAATGATTGGTTGAGGAGGCTCATCTTCAGGGACACTTAACCAATACAACCCAGTCACTATAGCTAGTATAGCAAATATTTTTTGTTTGTGCAAGGCTATGTTTTCCCAAAAGTCCATACAGATATTTATATCAATAAATGTGACAGAAATATTATACCTCTACAATATAATAACAGCTATGTGGATAGGTTTCGTGTAGCCATTCTAACATACCTTCTTCGTATGGAAGAATGACTGACTTGTACTTGTTAGTAATATACCTCACGCTACTAACCAACCTATTTCATCTTTTGTTTCAACAGATTCGGCTCCATCATATTCATTTATTTTAAACTCAGTGCCTTCGGGTATCCAAGCAACTTCTAAGTCCATCATACCACCATCGTAGATTTCAGGATACTTCAATGCCACATAAGTTTGTAGTTCGTCAAACTTTTCGTCCACTACAAATTGTGCTATGGCAGGTTCAAAAATAAGTTCAGGCATAGTAGGGTTCCAAGTGAACCATCCTGCACCAAAGCCTGGGCTATACAATATAGCCACTTTTCCATCTTTAATTAATTTGTTCATTTTATCTCCAAGCGTTAACTAATCCTATTACACAAGTAACAATAGCCACAATGTTGACTACCAATTGCGGGCGATTCTGCACACGAATTGTCCATGTCATAAATGCAATTGTGCCCAATGTAAATGCTACAATATTGTAGGGATGTGCGTCAGGTCCAATTGCATTACAGATATGGCCAATAATAATGAATACTGCACCAATCCATTGTAATATATCGTTTAATTTCATTTTACTCCAAATGTGTTTAATGCTGGTTGTAATGTGTTAATCAATTCTGTCTCACGTGCGTGAGCAGGACGCTTACCACGAATAACTTCCAACTTTCCAAATATAAAACGTTCAGCACCTCGCTCACGCAAGGCACGACTCAAACCCCAATTTTTGTTTTCAGTCATAGCCCGTTGCATATGTTTTTGCATACGACGGCGTAGTGTCAAAAACACATTGCCTTTATATGACAATGCAGTTAAACCGATGTAGTACTCAAGTGTTACTGTATCTTGGATGTAGTAAATCACTTGATTTCTATCAGTTCTACGTTTACGGACGATTTTTGAGTTCATAGATGAATTATACACGGATATCCATTTATTGTCAAATATTGGCAAAAATCGCTAGAAGTGTATCAGTATGAGTTCCTGAATATTCTAGCGATTTTGAAGCCCCTGAGGGGGCAAAATGAGTACTTTTGTTTGTAAAAAATGTAGTACTTAAGTATTAGTGTACTACTTCCCCTACAGAGGTATTCATGTAAGTTTTGATTTCTTTATTTAAGTCTTTTTGAGTATATCCTAAATCGGCTAATTCTTGTATTAATGCTACAAATAATCCATGAGTAGCAACACCAGGAATATAATCAATATCGTCATTATCATTTTCAAATTCTTCTAATAATGGTAATAATGTATCATATATAAAATCACATGCTAATAATGCACTTTTTTCTATTTGTTCTACTTCTTCACTAGTACTAACCATTTTAACTTCTTTTGCCATAATATTACTCACTTATTGTTTTAGTATATTCATAGTTAATGGATTCTATATTCTCACGGAATATAATAGCACCATTTTTTAAATGAAATCTTCTAGCCATTTCTGTTTTAGGACTTAATGTCACAAATCTATTTACACTAGGATATTGCTCCTGAATACCTTTTACCGCTTGTATTAATAAATCACGACCTTTACCGGCTTTATAACTCCAAATAGTATAGAATACTGCGGTAGTCGGAACTTCAGATACATTAGATAAATCATCTACCCCGGCTGGAACAAAATCATGGAAACTAACACATACCATTGCATCTGGATCATCGTCATTATTGGATAATGCCGCAACCATTCTACCATTACTAACTCTAAAGTCAGTTGGTATTTCTGGTCTTACTGGGTCGTCTTTAATAAAGTTTAATAGTTTGTGTGTTAGGTCTGTGATGAAGTGTAACATGGTTATCCTTAGGGTAGTGTTATTCGTATTTAGCACAGATTTAATAATATGCTATTATTTATGATGTTTTTAATGACCGACTAAATATGTACATATGAGCCAAGACTTAATAAAAGTAATAGAGCCAATTGATATTGTACCTTTGATAAAATTCTATTATATGAATGAGAAAAATATCCGTTGGGGTACACACGGGAAAAAAGGTAGACAATCCGGTATTCAATATAAACAGGGTGAAGATCCTTTTGAAGGGTCAGTTGGATTCAGTAAAGGTGATGAATTGTTACATGATACACTAAATCCATTGTATAAAGATAGTATTTTGGAAACTATTATTACCAAATATAAATTGTACAGAAGTAGGTTTATGTGGGTAAATCCCATGTCATGTTATAGTTTACATAAAGATTCTACTCCTAGAATTCACATTCCATTAATAACTAACCCATCCTGTTATTTTGTTTTTAAAGAAAATAATACACCTAACGGGATAATTCAGCATTTACCAATTGGATCAGTATATTGGACTAACACTATAGTTCCGCATACTTTTATGAATTGCTCAGATTCACCTAGACTGCATCTTGTGGGAGTTGTTGGTAAATGAGGTGTAGTTGGGCAGACCATGTCATGGTAGTAAATTTAGATGGATTTACAAGACCGTGTTGTCAAGCGTCATCATCTACTGCCATAATGGCTCCTATCTCGATTGGTATAAAAAATGCTTGGAATTCTCCTAAATTAAACGATTTAAGAAATGAGTTAGATATTGGTTATACTACTAAAATTAAAAATATATGTTCAAGGTGTTCTGGTGCAGAGAAATTAGGTTTAGACAGTCTTAGGATGAACTCAGATTTTTTTCCCAACGAGAACAACACCCTCCTTAAGGGAATACAATTTAAGTTAAGTAATAGATGCCAGTTAACTTGTGCCCATTGCGAACCATATCTATCAAGCTCTTGGGGTAAATTACAAGGTAAATCTGTATTCATACAAGATGCAATTAAACAGGATCAACAAGATAAACTTATCAATGAATTAATTGAAATATTGCCCTCGCTCGAATGGATCAAGTTTACTGGCGGTGAGCCATGGATGGATCCATTACATTGGAAAATATTAGAACAATTAAGTAAGATTGATAGAAGTAATTGTAAATTATATTATATTACTAATGGGCTAGCAACATTTGATTCTGAATTGTGGGATGGGTGGAAGGCAATTAATATTACACTAAGTGTAGATGGACATAAGGAATCATTCGAATGGTTTCGGCGTGGTGCAAATTGGAATAAATTAGTAAATGTAACTAATATCTTAACAAATATAAAAAATGTCAACCTACAAATATCTTATTGTATCACTCCCTGGACAGTATCTGATTGGGCTGAGGCAAAAGAATTTTGGAAATTACCAATTATACCCCAACCTGTTGTTATACCGTGGCATTCTTCATTAACCAGTTTGAGTACTGATATGATTAGATTGCCATTAGATACACCTTTCATAGACTTAATAGGAAAACACCCAGTAGAAATTAAAAAATTGAGACAGTGGGCTATCGAATGGGATACTATTTGGGATACTAAAGGCTGGTCTGAAAAAATACATCCATGGGTATTTAAATGTTAATAGAATATCTCCCGACCTCAGATTATTTTTCTAATTTTTTAGAATGGAATACTAATCAAACAATATTAGATTTTGGTAGTAATTATGGTAATTTGTTAAAAAGTAATAAAATTATAAATCCTAAACAATATACTGGTATTGATGTAGATAAACAAGCAATAAAAGTAGGAAAAATAATTCATCCAAATGCCAATTGGATGTGGTATAACAGGTTTAATCCGGCATATAATCATACAGGAAACAATGAGTTACCTAGTTTTAATAAAACGTATGATATTATAATCAGCTATAGCGTGTTTTCTCATACGACGGCTGATGATATGATAGAAATGATAGACCATTTGTTCAAATACTTAAATAACAATGGTAGTATATATTTTACCTATTGCAATATTAATAATAGAAAACTGGTTGAATGGTTTAGAAATAGAAGAACAGATTGTGATGAGGTACCCACTGAGTGGGATTATGCGTATTTGACTGATAACAAACTAAGTGACGGATACCCTTCAAATAAGTGTGTTCATTTTGTATCATTTTATAAAGAAGATTGGATTACTAATTTGTTAAATAAATTTAATCCAGTATCATATCCTGCACCGGGCGGCAGATGGCAACAAGATTGTATGATTTTAACTAAGAAATAAATTATGGAAGATATTTTTAATACATCGTTCGATTCTATTACCAACCCATACGAATCGTTTTCACATGGATTAGTGTCAAGCAAACTATGGTTATGTGAGAAGTTAGAAAAAGTGATTGATAATGAAAATATCGTTAATCCTTCATTGCATATGTTAGCAAGTTGGGATAACTTATTAACTTTTATGTTATTAACAAGACGACCTAAATTTTACGGAGTAGTGAATGCCTATGATATGGATTCAAAATCAACTACTAATGCAAACAAGATATGTGATTATTGGAAATTTGAGTATCCAAAAGTATATAATCATACACAGGACATAAACACACTTTCCTTTAGTAATACCGGAACTGAATCTATTTTTATAAACACCAGTGTTGACCAAATTGATAATACTACTTGGTATGATATTATACCCAAAGATAAGTTAGTTTGCTTACAGACTACCAATTTACCAACTACTACAACTGAATGGCATATTAAACAAAGTTATAATATTATTACTGATTTTACCGAAACATATAAAGTAAGTAGGCTTATATATTGTGATTCAATTGATATTAATTATGGGCATTTAAAATTTAAACGCCACATGATGATTGGTATTAAGTAGCATCTTTCATAT